ATTGCGCTGTAACGCTCGCTTCCGGAGCCTCGTTGTCATTCCCCGTCGTCGCTCGCTCTGTCCAGGTCGTTGGCATCCGCTGCAATCGCTCGCTCTGTCCAGGTCGTTGGCATCCGCTGCAATCGCTTGATCGTTATCGTTGCCATTCTCCATCGCGTCGCGCTCGGGGCCCTTCGTTGTCATCCAAGCTCCTCACTCGCTTTCGTTCTTCCGTTGTCATCACCACGCATCGCCTTCACGCGAGCCTGCACTTGCCCCTTGCTCAAAGGGTGCCCGTCGTTGCCTGCCAGCCAATCGGGGTATCGCCTTCGAACGAGGAACAACTCCTCATCGGACAAGGCGTTGTTGGCCCACTGCGCCGCAGGCCAGGTCCACGTTCGACGGCACGACTCCCCGAGGCGCTCCACGACAGCCTTGACGCTCTTGAACTTGCCAGGCGTCCACGAGCGTCCAGTGCAGTGCTTTCGCAGCCACGCGGCGAACGTGGGCCGACCATCAACCGAGTTTCGCAGCATCGGCCACCTGTCCCAAAGTATCAAAACCTCATCGCACACGAGGAGAGGCCAGGCTTCTCCCTCGCTTCGGGCGCGTTTGATTACCTTGGCTACCCGGTCGACTTCTGCATTCCTTGGCATTGCCTTAGCTTCCACAAATACCTCCTTCTCAAATCCCCAACACCGCGTGTGTCTGAGGAACGGGCGGACACCCGTCGAGCACCCCAGTCGCACGCGGTGGTCGAGACTCGATCCATCGGCGCATGCCTTCCCATGCAGAGTCCGGGTCGGGGCCGGCCATGCTCGACGCCTCATCCGACAGCGCGAACATGTACTGCTGAAGCTCCGACTCGCCCCGGAGCGCCGCCGCGTCTGCCTCGCACGAGGCGAGGAAGGACAGCGCCATCAGCCACTCTTCGCGGGTCATGACGGGTAAGACTCCGCACGCCATCCCTCTGTGACCGACGTATAGTATCGGTACTCCAACAGTCCCTGGGCACTGAGGATGTGCAGGTCACTGACCCATGCCATCATCCAACGTTCGGCAATCCGAGACGGGAGTTCGATGGCCTCTCCTCCCCATTCTCGATCGTTCCACGTCCAAAGCTTGTCGAGCACCGCCTGGTGAGCCTCGGTGTGCGACAGCGCAAAGCGGGCAACGAACCTTGGCAGGTAGGCTTTGGTGCCATCTGGCAACTCGCGGACTGACACGAGGATCGTTTCCGACAGATAGAACACTGGTGCAATCCCGGATGGCAAGCCTCCGCCAAGCTGAATCGTGGTGTGCCAACTGGGCGTCACTTGGATAATTTTCACGGCATCCTCCGAAGTATCCCCCGAGCCTCAACGGGCAGACGGAGCAGGAACGCTTCCGCGTCCCGCTTGCGGCGGAAGCCTGCGTGCACCGTATTCTTGCTCATGTCAATACTCCGTGGAGCACAGGAATCCACGCCCTTCAGCGGCCCACTGCCCGCATGTCTTTCGCTCTTGGCCGACGTCGCAGCCCACCAGGTGCCCGTTTGGGTGAGCGGGTGGAGACTTCTCGACCCCCCACAGCACCGCCCTAGCAACCGCAGGCTGTGCCTCAATAGCCTTTACCTGTTTGTCGACGGTCGCCTTGTGGGCTTCGATCTTTGCCCTACACTCGCAGTGGTTGAAGTCGGTATCGTCGTTCCAGATCGTGAGCAAATTGTCGTCGGGTTCGGCCTCGAATTCGATCTCGTCTTCGTAGTCCTCCCGACTCTCCCCGGTGAACTCGCGCCACGCCGCCCACGCGTCGTCTGGGCTTTCGGCAACGACCCAATCACACTCGCTCTTGAAAACGTGTAGGCTCACGCCACCCTCCGCATCAAAGCCCGCACCGCCAGGTCCGGGTCTCTCGGGTCAAGCTCGCTCTCATCCCATTCGCCAGGCTGGATCGTAACCGCCCGAGTTGACCCGCAGACGCACGTCCGAAGCTCCAATATCTCGGCCCACGGCATCTCCTGCGTGCCAGCGAGCGGGAGCAGAGCCCACGTAAGAGCGGTGTAGACACGGCCGCATGAGCAGACGCAGATGGGATTCATGGCTCCCCCAACGAGTGCTCGATGACAAGCAATTCACACTTGGGGTAGGCCAAGGACACCTTCATCCTGGCACCCGGCAGGATGGCCTCGACGCCATCCCATTGCGAATCCACCTCCTCAAGTACGGCCTCTTGCAGCGCGTCGAAGTCGACGCTGGGCACCGAATCCACCGCAGCCTCAAGCTGAATGACCAGGTTCATTGTCAGGCGGACACACCGCGTTGGCTTGGTGCTCATGCTGCCGCCTTCCCGAGGCGCTTGCCGCCAGCAATTCGGTTCAGCCTGGCGACCAGATCAGGACGTTTGAAGGACAGATGCAGATTGCGATTGCGGAAGCATCGGCCTTCGAAGTAGTCGGTCGACCATCGCCCATCGCTATCAAGCCGCGTGGCGTTGATCGCGTTGACGATGTCGGCCCTGTGGTTCTTGTGGACCTGACCCTTGCCGTCGAGTGCGCTGAACACATTCTCAAGCGCGGTCAACTCCGCCTCTCGGTAGTGGTTTACGCGAAAGCATGTGAGCCAGTCCGAGTCGACCCTGTATTCGAGGATGCACTTCTTGCCGAGCGCGAACTCCGTGTTGGTCTTGTACTGCGACCCGCGGGGCCGCAGGAAGTCGAACACCTCTTCCACCGCCTCTCGCAGCATCGTGTCCAACTGCTCGGCGTAGCCCCGGGCGAAGGCGAACACGCTGGCCTCAGTGATCTCGGGTAGCTCACCGCGCTCGAGCTGGGTGTCCAGTTCCTTGGCCCTGGCCACCGAGAGCATGGCCCGGATCTCAAGGCGCTCCACGAACGCCTTCCACGTGTCCCGCTTGAGGGCTTCGAGCGTTGACGTCGGGTCGTCGAAGCTCATGCAGTGGAATTGGCGGTCACGGATATTGATGTGCCGGTACTCGCCGTTGAACGTGAACGCCGTGCTCAGACGCTTCTCCGCGGCATCGATCACGAGGAACGCTGCTTGGATGTCATCCACGGCCTGCTGGTAGACGCGGACGAGTTCCACGACAGTGGCCCGGCGGGCGAGGTCGGTGGTCATGCTGCATCCTCCGCCGCGTACCGAAGCACCAGAGCGGTGACTTCGCGGATGGCGGTGATGGCATCGACCGCCTCGACCATCGCAATCCGCCTGCCGCCGACCGTGACGCGGGCCCACGTCTCGCCGTAGGCCAGCCCGACAGCGACGCCCTGGAGCGCCGTCTCGAGCTCGGCATGGGCCGCTTCCCAGGCCGCGACCGTGGGGTTCTGGACGGCCATGCCGCAGGCTGGGCAGCCGAGGTCATGACACTGACAGCAGATGGGCCTCACGACTGCCACCACGCCATATCGGCCACCGCGGCATCCACCGCCTTCGCCCGGCTCGTGGGATGCGAGCCAGTCGCCAGCGGAGCGCCGAGTCGCCCCTCGGTGCGCCGGTACACGCAGGCCTCGAATCGGACGCCGCGGTCCGACGAGAAGACGCGGCCGACCGTCACGTGGGCGTCCAGGCCGACGGCGGCCAGCCGCTCGACTGCCTTCTGCGGGCTCACGCTGCCACCTCGACCGTTCCGCCCACGGACTCCGCCAGCGACACGGCGAGAGCCTCCGTGTGAGCCTTGCCGATGACCTTGCCGCGGGGGAGGCGGACCAGGAAGGTCTTCTCGCCAGCGCGGGCCAGGCGCCCGGTGCGCTTCTCAGTGGGGCGCATGCCTTCGCAGGAGAAGTCCAGGGAATCGAGGGTGGCGGTTTGGTCGAGCATGGGTTCCTCCGTGGTTTGATAGATATAGCTATTCCTATGTGCGGAGTCAATAGGCTTGGCTATGACCCATGTCGTTTTTCTGATTCGGGTGGTTACGTGTGCGACATCGATACGTCGAGACGCGCTCCGGGAATGGAGCTACCGTTCGCCTGTGGACCAATCGAACCTGGAGGGAGCCGCGGAACATGCGCTCCGATCGGCTGGGGTCGACGGAACATCAGCCGTGTCGATGCTGATGGTGGCGCGCCGGGTGCTCGGCTCGGACGCTGTTCGAAGGGTGCCAGCCTCAGCTCTGCCACGCGGAGCATCGGCCACGCTTTCGAGGCTCGATGGGCAGGTGCGCATCTACCTTCGGCGCGGGTTGTCACCCATCGAGGAGCGCTTCGCCATCGCTCACGAACTCGGGCACCACATCCTCGACCATCACCGGGAGGAACGGTCGCCCTTGCTGGAGCTCGAGGCGGACTACGTCGCGGCGTGTCTCGTCATCCCTCATCGAGCACTACGAGACGCGAGGCGGGAACTCGGGGACGATATCGCCGGGCTGGCCGAAGTGTTCCAAGCCTCACAGACCGCGGTGGCTCTTCGACTCGGGGAAGCGGGGGCTCTTCCTGCCGTCATCGTCGTCTCACCACAGTTGGTCCGCGTGCGGTCGCTCTCGGAGGTCTCGTTGCCGCCAGAGTCAGACATCCGACGCCTGGCGACGGCTCGAATCCGCGACGTGCGTCGGGTAGCCGGCCCAGGGGTCCGACGCGCAAGACTCACGGACGATCGGCAGCGGGTGGCGCTACTGCTGGACGACGAAGCTGTGGCGTAGCCTCACCTTCTGGTGATGGCCGTGTTGATGGCCAGAACGACGCCCTACCCATTCCCTCGGTCCAGACACGGCATTGGTCTCAGCGCCGGCTGTGCCTATACGAACCCAGTACGACCTGGGCCACTTCACGTACATCGCGACCAAAAATACCGCAACGAACAGCTCGACGAATCCGATAACCCGGCTGCTTGAGCAATCGACCAAGATGCAAGAGCCGGCGGCGAGCGCCAGCAGCAGACCAAAGAACGATGAGGAGTGGCCTTGGCTGGACGTACGATGACACGCTCGTCACGTTGGCCAGCGCATAAGTGGTGCTGTTGATCACGATGCGATGGGTTGTCACGCGAACGGAGCGATCCACGAACAGGTCCGTCTCCTCGCCTGTCATCGAGCCCCCTTCCGCTTTGGGCCACGCTTGACCGATTCAACAGACGGAAGCGTTTCCTCTTCCATGGTGGCGCCAACTGCCGCGCCGCGCTTGAGCTGCTGCGTCCCTCGAAGCATCTGGTAGAGCTCCTCTGGCGTAGGCCGCTCCGCTCCGCTCGCGAGCGTCGACACCACATCCAGTACGGTGCCCTCGGAGACTCCGCGCGTCATCGCGGCGACCACGTGTGCACGCTCGGACTCGTCGAGGTGAATCGTGTCTGGAAGGAAGTGAAGACTGTCTCGAACTGGGCGCGTTGGCACCGTCGAGGTCTCAGCGCCGAGAATCTTCCAGAGCGGCTGCCCCGTCACCTTGGCGAACCGGCGGGCGGTCTCGAGGCTCGCGCCGCCCACGCCGTTCAGGAAGTCCGAAATCGACGGCTGCGACCGGCCGATAGCCTTGGCCATGCTGGTGACGTTTCCGCCGAACAACTCGTCCTTCGCCAAGCGCATCGCATCCCGGAGCCGCTCGTTTTCGTCATGCGCCAAGTCCGCCATGGACCTGATGGTAGAACGAGTGCCGATAGGGAAGGTTATGTTCGAGACACGATTTGCTCTTGACTCTGGCATAGCTATCCCTATACCTATGGGCCATGGTGAACACGAAGGGCCGAGAGGCTTTGCAAGACCATATGAGGGCCCTCGAGTTGTCGCAGGGCGGTTTGGCCGATTTGGTTGGGGTGAAACAACCGTCGGTGTCCGCTTGGCTGAGCGGGGATAGTCGACCGGACACGGAACAGCGCGACATTCTCGCCTTGGTCCTGAGCATCCCTCGCGAGTGGTGGCGGACCGAGGAAGAGCAGGCGCGCATCGATCAGATTGCGGTGGCTGCCAAACCCGACGACACGGGCACCTTCCACCGGTGCGACTGCGAGAAGGCGAAGAGCGGGACGGAGGGCTGAGATGCAACTGTCCATTGCGAAGATTCGCCTCGACGGCGGAACGCAAACACGCGAGTCACGCGACGAAGAAACAGTCGCGGAGTACGCGGAGGCGATGCGCGGCAATGCGACGTTCCCACCCGTCGTCGTCTTCCACGATGGGACGGACCATTGGCTTGCTGATGGCTTCCATCGTGTTGATGCTGCGGTGTCCGTCGGCAAGAAGTCGATACAGGTGGACGTCCGGCAGGGGACTCGTCGTGACGCTATCCTGTTTTCGGTAGGGGCCAACGCGGCGCACGGACTCAAGCGCACACGGGCTGACATGCGCCGCGCGGTCACTGTCCTGTTGACCGATGAGGAATGGTCCCACCGTTCCGACCGCTGGATTGCTACGCAGTGCGGCGTGTCGGACAAGACCGTCGCATCAGTGCGCAAGTCAATCATTGCGGAACTTCCGCAATGCCCAACGGAGCCCACCCGCACCACGAGCGACGGGCGGGAATACCCCGCCAAGCGCAAGCCCAAGTCGCGCAAGCCTGCACCGGAGCCGAGCGAAGCGGAGCCGGAGACAGAGCCGGTCGAAGCGACCGAGCCTGCCAGCGAGAAGCGCCCCAAGCTGGCGCTGGTGGAAGACGATGAGGAAGTCATCGAAGAGCCCCCTGCCGATGACGAAGAGGACGAAGAGGAAACCGACATCGCAAAGTCGATGCGGCTGATCTGGGAAGTCGACGACTGCATTCGAAAGACGCTGGCCGACTTCCCGCTGTCGCAACTTGATGAACTGGAAGCAATGGTTGGCGGATGGGCCACACGATTGGAGAACATGTGCAATGAGCGACGAGTTGGAAACGCTTGATATCAGTCCTAGCACCCATCTGATTCAGAGCCTTGCGACGCAAAGTCTCACCTACAGCAAGGCACTGTGCGAGATGATTGACAATTCTCTCGACGCTGGCGCAACGACGGTCACGATCGAATTTGGGAAGCCTCGCAAGGACGGAGCGCAACACATCCTCGTGTCCGACAACGGCGAAGGGTGCAAGTCTCTCGTGCCGCTTGTGCGCTTCGGCAGCCATGAGCCGCACGATAAGAAGCGGAACATTCTCGGCCGTTACGGTATTGGCGCAAAGGATGCGATGCTTTGGCTCGGCGGCGTCGATTCTTGCGCATCTGTCAAGAGCGTACATGGGGGTGTGGTCAGACGCCTCAACCTCAGATGGGCAGACTTGTGCAAGTCCAGTTCTTGGACCGTCAAGGCTTCGGACATTCTCCGGCCAGACAAGCCGTCGGCGCCTGGAGACATCGGAACGCACGTTATGGTCAAACCGGTGATTCGCCGCGTTCCGGAAGGCAAAGAGTGGGACAAGTTGCTCGAATTGCTCGGGTACATCTACACACCAGCGATCAACGATGGCAAGCAGATCGTGTTGGTCAACGGAAGGCGTGGGCAGCTCCCAACCCCTCTGACGCAGTGGCACAGACCGGAACTCGAGCCGGGGTACGTCAACGAAACGATCGATGTCAACGGCAAGCGCGCTCAAGTCTGCGTTGGCATCGTCGCAGACGGCGTTCCCAACGAACGGCCAGGCATCACCTACTTTCACGGGTTCCGCGTCATCCAAGCGGCGTCGAGTCGAGGTTGTGCCCCGTATGGCGTCCGCCGCATTTCTGGTTCCGTGAGGCTCAGTCGAGAGTGGACGCTGAACAAGAACAAGGACGGTGTCGCCAAGGACGAGAACGCGTTGTACGGAGCTGTGTTCGACGCTTGCAAGTCGGTTCTTGAACGGGCTGAATGCAGGACGCAGCAACTCGAATCGGCAGCGCTCCTGAATCGGGCTGAGTCGTTCGTGAACAATGTACTTGCCCCGCCGAACACCAAGGCAAAGCGAGACAAGGGCAGCACACACGGGACCAAGCGGCCCACTGGAGACGGTGCCAAGCACAAGAATGCAAAACAGACGCAGCCCGGTCACACGTTCACGAAGGGACTTCGCGGGAACGTTCGCATCGAACTGATCGAATGGCCCAACGACGAGCGCATCGGGCACTACGAACTCGGCGGGTCCGTTCTCGTCAACAAGTCGCACCCAGCCATTCAAGGGATTCTCGACGCTCAGAACGATATGGGACTCGTGCAGGTTGTTCTTGCGTTGGTCGGCTCGTGGCACGCCGTTCACCCATTGGACAACCGAGGGCAAGGACTGCTTCGTATGGATCGAAACGGCGACATGGTCGAGCAGTTTGCGCTCTTCTACGGGCGCGCTCTCTTGTCGGCGGTGGTCGATGGCAAGTCGATTCTTGAGGCTGCCAAGGCTGTCGTTGCGGCCAGTGCAGGAACAGAAGGCTGAACCATGCCATCCGAACCAGAGAAAATCTTCGAGGTCGAGGGCGAGCTGTGCATGAACATCTCGGCGATGCTCAGTTGGTTCGCGGAACTGGACCTCGATGAAGTGGGCAACCCGGTAGCGCGCGGCACCATCGAGCGCTTCCAGCGTCGCGCACAGCGCGTGCTCGCCGTCGAGTCCGCAACCTCCGGTCGTACCGTGGGCCAGATCCTCTCTGACGCGTGGGGACCAGGACCGCTTGAGGCTGGCGAACGGAAGCCTGGAAGCCGGTACACCGTGAAAACCGATGACCTGTTGGCATGGCTGGACAGACCAATCCGATCGGTAGGTGCCTGAATGCGACTCCGCCTCATGCCCAAGGGCTACCGCCACCCGGTCTTTCTCGACGCTCGAGGCGATTGGTGCCGCCTTGTGGGGCGCCTGTTCTGGCTTCGGAGGGCTGTGTAGATGCATCTTCGGGATACCCAGTTTGACGTTGGGCCCGGACTCATCGGCGTGGTGCTTATCGTCGTAGTGGCTGCCGTTGCGGCAGTGGTTGTTGGCACCTACCGCGCCAGCGACTGCAAGGCCGCGTGTGATCCGAACCCCGTCCAGTCGTGCGGCTGGTCGATCGTGTGCGCGGAGGACAAGTAGATGCCCTGTGTCCCATTCAAGTCCGCTGATGGTTCCGTGATTGGTATCGCGTGCAGTCGAGGCCCCAAGACGCGATGCAAGTGCGGCCGAGTCGCAACCCTGCTGTGTGACTGGCCGTTGCGCGGGCCAAAGGAGGGCCAGACTTGCGACCGCCCGATGTGCTCGCGATGCGCAACGAACGTGGGCCCCGACCGTGACTACTGCCCCGCGCATGCGGAGATGAGAAAGAGTCCTCCCTAACCTCCCCAGCGTCCGTACCAGCCCCGCAGCCACCAGGCCCGGGGCTTTCGAGGTGCCGGCCACACGGCCGATGAGATCAACCGCGAAACAACGATGCCATCCACAATCTACCAGAACGGAGGTGATCAGTGTCGCACAGCACAGCCCGCGACGCGTGTAGACCCTACGCGCTTCCCGTCGGCCAGACTGAACGACGGGCCCAGGACGACGGCTGACACCGCCCAATGTTGCCTGGGAAGCACGGTAGGGGTGCAACCACCCGGTGGAACATGGGCGTTGCCGCAAGACACCGGACGGGAGGCTCACAGCATGCTGCTCGGCTCTCTGACCCCAGGGAGTCAGTGCCGACGGCGGAGCAAGCCAGGTTCGACTCCTGGGCACCCCGCAGGCTCTACAGAGAATCCCGAACGCCGGGGCAACAGACCAGGCGTGACAGCCGGAGAGACGGCATTCGGAGGACACGTCTGAATGCTCGCCACCGATCGCCACCTGCCCACCCACGCTGAGGTCGTGCTCGTGATGTCGCAGAACATCCTCTACCACGGCCGCATCCCGGTCACTCGGTGGGGCTTGGTGCTCGCGATGACTCTGGTGCAGTGGGAGCTGCGTAGGCCGCTGGCTGGCCGCGAGAACTGAGGGAGGAACACGATGGGACAGATGACGTTGGCGTTGTTGGTTGGGGTTGAGTACGCGGATGCCGACCCCGAAGCCGCATGGGAGAAGATGGAAGACCTCTCCGAGGCGTGGCGAAAGTCGGGCAAGAATCGAGGATGGGGGCAGGCCGAATGTGTTGAGTTCCCCTACGAGGACGGGCGCTTCCTTGTAGGGTTCTACGCGCTGGGGTGCCCTGACTTCCTCGAGACGGCCATGCCTCTCGATGAGATCGAGTCGTCGGAGCCGTTCAAGTCGAGCATCGCGCACGCCGAAAAGACATGGGCGGAGTTCGCAACCTTCGCATCGGATCGAGGCTTCGACTTCGGACCAGCGAGGCTCTGGATCACGCCGACCGAGGTCGCCTGACAAAACGAATGTGCCCGGCTGGTACCCGGGCACACACGGAGGTTGATTGCAATGCAGAACGTAGCAACGATTCGGGATGAATGCAACGCCAACCATGCTGGAAAGGATACGACCCAGGCGCCAGGCCCGTCAGTGGCCAAGCCGAGGCGTGCGTCTGACTACGCGGTAGCCCAGTGCAAAGGCGTTGCGTCGAGGGCGTTTGCGATCGCCCTGGGCGCAGCTGGAATGAGCCAGCGTGCAGCTGCTGACGCTGCTGGCGTGTCGCGCAACCTCGCCACCTGGTGGAGTGACGCTGACCACCCGCGCACCGTGCCGCTTGGGCGATTGCTGACCATGGCCGAGTCCAGCCGCAGGGGACGTGACGTGGCCTTGGCAACGCTGACGGCGGCCCTGTCCCATGTTCAGTACGCCTCGCACATCACGGACCGGTCTCGCTCGCTGCGTGACCTAATGGACGACCTGCACGCGGAGGTTGGCGACGTTGCCGCCGAGTGGCGCACTGCCATGCTCGATGGGTCCATCGATGCCGAAGAACGCAAGTCCCTCTCCGAGAAGCTGGCGGACGTCGAGATGGCGCTGGCATCGCTTCGCCACGAGCTTGCCAGGGAGGAAGGCTGATGTACATCATCGTCCACGAAGGCAAGCGCCTCGCGATCTGCGGCCGCGACGGGTTCTCCAGGCTGCGTCAGTGCCCGGTCGGTTCGGAGATGCGCCGAGTGAGCGACGGCGCCCTGCTCGCGACGCTCACCGAGTTCAGCATTTTCCGCATTCTCGACCATGCATGAGGCTTATCTAGATGGCACAAATGCGACTATTCCACCTCACCGACGAAGAGCGTGCCGATCGGTTCGCTCAGCTCGTGCAGAAGCTCCAGCTCCGCGCCTGGCACAAGTCCGAGCGCAAGCGCGTCATGACCGAGGAGAAGGAAGCGATCGACACGATCGACGATGAAATCGCCTCGATGGTTGCGGACCTCGGAGACGAGGACGTCGAGCGCGCGGTTGCCGCTGCCACGGATTCAAGCGGCGTCGTTACGAAGATTCGGAGGGCGAAGTGATACTGACGCTCACCAAGGACCTGCGGGTCGAGACCAGCCCGGGCAAGGCTGAGTTTATCCTGCAGCGTCTACACACCATCGGCGAGACCAGCGTTTCTGGCAAGCCTTCGGTTCGCGCCGGGGAAGAGGTGTGGCGCGCGGTCGGATACTTCGGTTCGCTGGAGTCCGCGCTGCACCGCGCCGTCGACCACCACGTCGCTGGGCTTGAAGGCTCGATGACGCTCACCGATGTGGTGCGAGAGATTCGTGGGCTCAAGGCTGCAATTGCGGAGGCGACCCAGTGTTAGCCTACCTCGCAAGCCCCTACACGCACGACGATCCCGCCGTCGAAGTGCAACGCTTCGAAGCCGTCTGCGACGTGGCCGGCCGCCTTCTGCTGGCAGGGCATCACGTGCTGTCACCGATCGCTCACACCCACCCGATCGCGGTCCGCGGCGGATTGCCAGGCGGCTTCGGATGGTGGCAAGCGTACGACCACGCGCTCATCGACGGATGCGCTGAGGTCTGGGTGTGCATGCTCGACGGATGGCGCGGGTCCGATGGCGTCACGAAGGAGGTCGCCTACGCTCGTAAGTGCGGCAAGCCTGTGCGGTGGGTGTTTCCAGAGACGCTCGAGGTCGTAGACCACGACCCGGACGGCCCGGACGAGGTGATGTGGTGAACCGCCAGGAGATGAGGACCAGGATTCGTCGTGCCGCGGCCGCATTCGCCGACGAGCTCGCCGACATCATCGAGGAGTCGGCCAAGGCGCCTGGCCCCCGCAAGCCGCGTTCGGCGAAGGTCGAAGCGTCGGAAGAGGCGATGCAGGAAGCCCGCAGCATGATGCGAAGGAGGAAGCTCGGATGACCAGCAGGAGGAAGCCGGGGACCGGAACGATCGTACTGGACCGCGGAGTCTATCGCCCCAGGATGCCTCGTTGCATGGGGCGAAAGCCCCTCGACCCGCAGCCGACCTACGAGGCCGCAGAGCGCATCCTGGACGCCGCAATTGCCGTCCACCAGCAGGACGGCATCCTGCCCATCGACGGTGACACGTGGTCGACCGTGGCGCACCGGTGGTTCGATTCGCTCCCAAACAAGGACCGTCTCTCTCGGTCCTACGGCGGAGCAGTGGGGCGCGTGTCGAAGGAACGGTGGACGCGTCTGCCCATCGACACCATCGCTCGCCGCGATCTGCTGCTGTGGCTGGATACGCGCTTTGCGCAGTGGAGCGACGGCGACGGGTATTCGCGCAACACCACAGCTCTTGATCTGTCCGTCGTAACGCAGGTGTTTCGGTACGCGCTCGACCGCGAGATGATTCAGGTCGACCCGACCCATCGTGTCAGCATGCCTCGAGGGTGGAAGGCTGACGACGCGTGGACGTTTCTCACGATGGGCGAGCTGCGATCCATCATCGGCAACGACAGCATCATGGCGCGCGACCGTGCGATCGTAGCCTTTCTCGTCGGCACCGGCCTGCGTCGATGGGAATGGCTGGCGCTCCACCTGGCCGATGTCAGGCCAGACGGGATCGTCATCCGCTTCGGGTCGGAGAACGACGGGCCCACGAAGAACAAGAAGGTGCGCATCCTGCCGTGGATGCCGCTTGCGGCGCGTGGATGGGAGGTGTGGACGACTTTGGTGATGCCCGAGCACACTAGCCGCAACCCCAAGGGTCTCGCCTTCCCAGGCCCATTCGGCGGCTACTACGGCAAGTGGTTTGACCGCGTGTGGCGTACGGTGCTCGAGAAGGCCGGCATCACCCGACGCGTTCGCCCGCATGACCTGAGGCACACCGCGGCGTCGGCGCTCGTTAGCGGGTACTTCGGCAAGCCGCCCACCATGATCGAGGTCCGGGACTTTCTCGGGCACTCGTCGTTGAAGCAGACGGAGCGCTACGCCCACCTCGCCGAAGGGCATCTCGATCGCATGGCCCTGGAGAGCGTGGACACGTTGGGTCAACTCCTGCCGCTCGTGGTTCAAGCCGCGAACGAATCCGCTTTACTGGCCGGCGTATCCGACGATCGGCAATGCAAGGGCGGCATAGATTGCCACGACTTGTATGCGGTTGTCATCGTTGATGATTTCGACGACGTCCGGCCCACTCACGTGGGCCACGATGCGCTTCTGGATCTGGAGATAGCCAGGGCCTGGACGCCCTGGGGGCCGCGCATGCCTCAGCTCATCGGCGACCCGCGGAACATGTCCGAGCAGCTCAGGGCGGCGGAGGGGCGATGCTGACCTTCACCGCGCTGTTTCCGTTCTGCGGGTTGGGTGGTGGCGCCCGCGGGTTCCTCGATGCGCAAGTCAAGCTGCTCGGTGTCGATGCCCAGTTCCGAGCCATCGGCGGGATCGACAACGACCCTTCGAGCTGCAAGGACTTCGTCTACCTCACCGATTCGCCAGCGCTGTGCACGGACATCGCGACCATGACCGTCGAGCAGCTCCGCGACTTCGCGGGGGAGCGCGCGCCCGACGTCGTGTTCATGAGTCCGCCGTGCAAGGGCTTCTCGGGGCTTCTGTCGAAGGCCGCGGCTCGGTCGTCGAAGTACCAGGCGATGAACCGGCTGGTGGTCCAGTTCGTCAAGCTCATGCTCGACGCGTGGGGCGCCGATCCCCCGGGACTCGTCCTGCTCGAGAACGTCCCCCGCATCGCCACCCGGGGCGCTGGCCTTCTCCGTCGCGTTCGCAAGATGCTACGGGCCGCGGGTTACGTCTTCCACGCCGGGTCGCATGACTGCGGCGAGCTCGGCGGCCTCGCCCAACATCGTCGTCGGTACCTGCTCGTCGCGCGACACCCGGGGAAGGTACCCCCGCTGCTCTACCAACCTCCGAAGCTGCGGGTGCGCGCATGCGGCGAGGTGCTCGAGCAGCTCCCCATTCCAGGCGGCGACGAAGGCGGTCCGATGCACAAGCTGCCACGACTCTCGTGGTTGAACTGGCTCCGCCTTGCGCTCATCCCAGCCGGTGGAGACTGGCGCGACCTCGAGGGAGTGCTGGAGGACGGGCAACCACGCCGCGAGGTCTTCCGCCGCCACCATGTGGGCCGGTGGGACGAACCCTCAGCGACAGTCGCCGGGAGCGGTAGCAACGGCCCGACCGCGGTCGCCGATCCTCGGTTGGGGTGTGAACCGCGGAGCGGATCGTACGGCGTCTCGTTATGGGATGAGCCCGCGGGAACGGTAACGGGCAGTGCATGCGTGGACAACGGCAGGTTCGCGGTTGCCGATCCACGCGTCACCCTCGACCACACGCCGCGGCGCGGAACGATGGGCGTGGTGCGCTGGTCCGACCCAAGCCCAGCCGTGACGGGGCAGTCGGGCCGGGTGGGGCATTGCTCCGCTGGCGCCGTGGCCGACCCCCGAGTCCGTACCGCGTACGACCACGGCTACGGCGTTCTTCGCTGGAACGAATCGAGTCCGACGGTTGCGGGCGGGTCGCATCCAGGGCAGGGCGCCTACTCCGTGGCCGACCCCCGTCGCCGTGGGGTGATGACCTGGCAGGAGGCGCTCTCGCTCAAGGTTGAGGACGCTCGCAAGCCACCGCCGCCCCCTCTCATCGTGGCTGCGGACGGCACGTGGCATCGGCCGCTCACCACGCTCGAGCTCGCCGTGCTCCAAGGCCTCCCCGCCGAATGGAAGGGCCGGCCGCTGCAGCTCGCGGGATCGAAGACCAGCGCGTGGCGTGAGCGCATCGGGAATGCTGTGCCGGTCGGAGCTGCGCGCGCGATCGCGGAGCAGATGCTCGTCGCGCTGACGCAGGCGTCGCTTGAGACGTGGGCACTATCCGGGACCGGACAGGTCTGGGTTGCTCCGGCCGAAGTCGTCGCGTCGTTGGGGGAACGATGACGCTCCCCCTGTTCGGCACAGACGCTGGCGCTGACTTCTCCGCCGATCGCCGGTACCGGTACCGACTCTGGCGACGGTGGAGCGACGCGAAGCCCGCGTGCTTCTGCATGTTGAACCCGTCAACCGCGAATGAGACGGAGCTCGATCCGACGTTGCGCAGGTGCGTTGGGTTTGCGCGTGCGTGGGGATGCGGTGGCCTCGAGGTCGTCAATCTCTTCGCGATCGTGTCGCCGGATCCGAAGGTGTTGCTGACCGATCCGGACCCAGTTGGTGAGGGTAACGACGAGGCGATATTCGCGGCGGCGGATCGCGCGAATGTGCTCGTTGTTGGGTGGGGCGCATTTCCAGAGGCGCGGGAACGAGCGAGGGCGGTTGCGGCAGTGCTCGGATGCGGCGGCCGTCCTCCAATGTGCCTAGGGACCACAGTGTGCGGCCATCCACGCCACCCGCTCTACCTGCGGAAGACCGCGGAGCTGGTTCCTTGGGAGGCGCCATGACCGTCAAGGCTCCGTTCCCCTGGTTCGGTGGCAAGCGCCGCGTTGCTGACGTCGTCTGGCGAGCGTTTGGGCCCGACGTTCCAAACTACGTCGAGCCATTCGCAGGAAGCCTTGCCGTGCTCCTTGGTCGTCCAGGCGGTCCGGGCAAGATCGAAACGGTCAACGATCGTGATCGCTACCTCGCCAACTTCTGGCGCGCGGTATCCGCCGATCCAGCCGATGTCGCCCGTCATGCGGACTGGCCGGTGAACGAAGCCGATCTACACGCCCGTCACAGGTGGCTCGTGGACCAACTCCCGTACCTCCGAGAGCAGATGCACGTCGACCCCGACTTCTTTGATGTGAAAATCGCGGGGTTCTGGGTGTGGGGTATCTGCCAGTGGATCGGTGACGGGTGGTGCGTCGAACCAAACAACCACAAGCATCCAAAGTTTGATGGCATCGGCAAGGGCGTGCATGCGAACGCGGCGCACCTCAGCCAGCAACTGCCTCACCTGTCCGTCACCGACTCCTGCGCCGGTCGCGGGGTGCACAGCCATCAACGCCTTGCCCAAGGCACCCATCTTCCATCGCTAGGCAATGACCGAGGACTCCACGGCGTGTCTGCTCCGCCATGCACCGACTGGTTTCTCGAACTCCAAGCCCGACTCCGACGGGTGCGAGTGGCGTGCGGCGACTGGAAGCGCGTGGTCAGCCCATCGGTCCTGGGAAAGGGCAAGAACGTTGGTGGACGCCGCCCGTGCGCCGTGTTCCTGGACCCGCCATACAGCCACGAGTTCCGTGACCCTGGTATGTACTCTGAGGATGACGCGAATATCTCCGCGTTGGTTCGTGAGTGGGCGCTCGAACACGGAGATGATCCGGACCTCCGAATCGCGCTGTGTGGGTATGCCGGCGAGCACGAGATGCCGACGAGCTGGGCCGAGCATGCGTGGAAGGCGGCACGAGGGTACGCCGCGGAGGCCAACACGAATCGCGAGCTCGAGCGGATCTGGTTTTCGCCCCACTGCCTGCCAATTGACGAGCAACGGACGCTCTTCGCGGGGGTCGGGTGATGTTGTCCCAACCCGCCCGCATCGTCCTCGCCGACCCCCCGTGGCGCTTCTCCGATCGACTCCCCGGCAAGAAGCGGGGTGCGGCGAAAAACTACCGGGTGATGTCGTCTTCGGACCTTCGCATTCTGCGACTCCCGCCGATCGCGACCGATGCGCTGCTGTTCATGTGGCGCGTGTCGGCAATGCAGCAGGACGCTCTCGACATCATGCGGTGCTGGGGATTCGAACCGAAGAGTGAATTTGTGTGGGTGAAAACGGGTAGCGACCGCGAACCCCCTCGACGCCTCGGGATGGGCCGGTACGTGCGGCACGAGCACGAGGTGTGTTTGATCGGATCGCGGGGCCACGGGCTCAAGCTCGTTGTTGACCACGCTGTTCGATCGGTCGTGTGTGCGCCTCGCCTCTCCCATTCGGAGAAGCCGGCGGCCACATACGAGTTGATCGAGCGACTGACGGGCGGAGCGGGGCCACGCGTCGAGCTCTTCGCCAGGCGTCACCGGCCTGGGTGGGAGTGCTGGGGCAACGAGCTTGGGGTGGAGATTGGGTTTGGACTGTTTGGAAGTGAGGCAATGTGATGGGAGCGAAAACCGGCATAGCTTGGTGTGATTCCACGCAAAACTTCTGGTGGGGTTGCGCGAAGCTTCCCGACCGGCGAGCGTGCGATGCGTGTTATGCCCACGCCTTCGCAAAGCGAGTGGGGAAGAACGTCTTCGGGCACGGCGTCCAGCGGCGCATTGCCTCCCCCAAGGTTTGGTCTGACCCGCTGGTGTGGAATCGGCAGGCCGCGGATTCTGGGGTTCGGCCACGGGTGTTCTGCATGTCGATGGGCGACTTCCTCGAGGACCGACCGGAGCTCGTGGAGCCCCGCAAGCGGGCGTGCTCCATCATCGAGGAGACCACGAATCTTGAGTGGTTGATTCTCACGAAGAGGATCGAGAACGCGCACTTGTTGCCGTGGAAGCCCGGCGAATTCCCGGATCACGTCCGTGTGGGCATCACGGTCGAAGACCAGGGTGCGGCCGATCGCGATGTGGTGAAGCTGCTCGCACTGAGGTGCAAGACGATGGTGTCCGTCGAGCCGATGTTGGGGGCGATTGACTTTCGACGTCATTTGAGGCCGACTCTGATATCGAATAGCGGAGAGCGGCTACAGCACCCTGACCCTCGCGTCCCGTCGACGGGTGGGACGTGGGAGTGGCCCGTTGGTTGGGTCATCTGCGGCTGCGAGAGCGCCCCAGGAAAACGCCTCGGGCGTCCTCTTGAGCTCGATTGGGTGCGGAGCCTTCGGGACCAATGCGCAGAGGCTGGAGTGCCGTTTCTGTACAAGCAAGGCCCGGTGGACGGTCGGCTCGTGGAGCTCCCGGAGCTGGATGGGCGCGTGTGGGCCGAAGTGCCGGAGGTGTGCGAGTGACGTACGACGAGAAGCTCGCGAAGCTCTCTGATGACGAGCGCCTCGTTTGGGCGGCGGTGGCGGCGCGCGCCAGGTTCAGTCGCAGCCGGACGGTCCAGTTCGACCTGGCAGATCGGTTCCACGACCGGTTCAAGGAGCTCGGCCTGTGGGAATCGACGGAAGGCGGGCACATCATCACCGAAGAGGCCATCGCCGTTCGCGCCGTCGCTCCTCCCAAGCCGGTCGAGGACCGGTCCGAGAGTCCGCCAGAAGAGCTCCTTCTCGCCGCGCTGACTGCGTTGCTTCCTCGCGGCATGACCCTCGAGCAGCAGGTAGTCATCAAGACCGGCCGTGCCGCCTACCGAGCGGACTTCATTCTGAACGGTGGGGGCAGGTCTCGCGTGGTGGTCGAAGTGGACAGTATTCGCCACCACAGCACATTCGAACGGATGGTCACGGACCGGCGACGCGACCGATCGATGGCAGCGCTTGGAATCCTGACGCTTCGATTCATGGCGACCGAGGTCTTCGAATCGCCCGAGATGTGCGCGTTTGAGGCAATCGAAATCGCAGAAGCATGGAGCCGAGATGTCGCGTGACTGGCAAGATGAGCGATGGATCAAGCTCTACACGCGCGACGAGCCGGAATGGCTCGTGCTCCCGTGGAAGGCGCGGGGATTGTTCGACGAGATTCTGAAGCGCTTGGACCCCGCTGGGGTGATGCGTCTTGGGAAAGCTGGTCGCAAGGCCATCGCCGCGGCGCTCTCTGCAACCTGGGACGCTGACCTCGCGGAGATGGTCGGGGTTCTCGAGGAAGACGGCGCCATTCACTTCCTCAGTGACGAGACCCTGTTGCAAGTCCCGAACTTTGTGGAGGCCCAGGAGTCGAAGCAGAGCGACAGAGTGCGCCAACAGAAGCGACGCGCCCGGGCCCGAGCGTTCGATGAGCCTGTCACGCCACGTGACACCTCGTCACGAGGCTCATTCGACCCCCCCAATGGGCCCACAGTAGACGCAACGCCGTGTGATGGGTCCAGACAATCCAGCGTCATCACGCCACGTGACGGCGCCGTCACGCCACGTGACTCAACAGTCACAAACTGTGATGCCACCGTCACGCGCGGTCACACGGCGTCACGTAGAGAAGAGAAGAGAAGAGAAGAGAGAGAAGAGATACGTACCTACGGTACGGGCGAGACCGATCCGGTCCCGCCCCAAGCGCCGGTGGCGTTGCCGGACCCGGACCCGGACCTGAAGCCTGAGCTGTTGGCCCTTGTCCCGGACTCGCCCCCAGAGTCGAAGCGCCGGAAGGCCAAGCAACCTGAACTGAAGCCCAAGGCCCCGGTGGGCCAAGCGTTCTCGATCTGGCGCAAGATGTACGCGACCAGTCGGCGCAAGTACGGCAAGTACGTCGAGAACGGCGACTGTAGGGGCACGATGGGCAAGGTCGCTGAGCGAGCGCTGTCCGAGGCGATCTCGGAGCTGCAGGCACGCGGCAAGCCGGGCGATCCGGTCGAGCCGGTTGTGCAGGAGGTGCTTGAGCACTGGTTCGCGGCGTACCTACGGGACGACGGGCGAGATGGATTTCTCGTGGATGCCCGTCACCCGATCCGGTTCATTCTCAAGAGTCTCTCGACGTACGGCACGCCGTGGTCGCGTGATGCGGCCGTTGATCCAGCGAAGGCTCAGGCGGACTACCAGCGGCAGCGTCAAGCCATGTTTGGAGGTGCGTCGTGAACGAGCTGTTTCCACGCGACGTGAGCGCGGAGCAGGCCATCGTGGGCGCAGCGCTGATATCGGTCGACTTCCTCGATCGGGTCATTCCCATCGTCACGCCGGAGCAGTTTTACAGCGACGTGACGAAACAGGTCTATGAGGCATTGCGTTCGCTCCGGGAGGCTGGAGTGGAGTACGACGCGGTGGTCGTGAAAGGATGGCTGGAGGACCGCGGTAAGCTCCAGCGGATTGGCGGAGCGAAGACCATCGCCGAGTTCGTGAACGAGGTGCCGATGCAGGCCAACGTCGAGCAGCTCGCGCTGCGCGTTCGCGACAAGTGGCGGCTTCGCCAGATCATTACCACGTGTCGCAAAGTCGCAGTGGAAGCGCAGAACGAGAACGTGAGCGACCCGGACGAGTTCATCGACGGGGCGGAGCGTGAAATTCTGGCGGCGACCCAGCGCTACGAGGTTATCAAGCCGGCTCGGCTCAAGGACGTGATTCGGGAGCGTTTCAAGGCGCTGCAATCCGGCCTCGCGCAAACATCCGCGGTGCGCACCGGGCTGCTCGACGTGGACGCCATCCTGGCCGGGCTGCAACCGGGAGACCTGTGCTACCTCGCTGCTCGCCCGGGGAAGGGCAAGACATCGCTCGCGCTCAACAACATGGCGGTGAGCACGGCCGAGAGAAACATCGGCGTTGGCGTGTTCTCGCTCGAGATGCCGCGAGAGCAGCTCGTTGACCGTGTGACGTGCTCCGGAGCCCGCGTGGATTCGCAACTCCTGCGCACCAACAAGCTGGACGCAGAGGGGTGGTCCAGGTTGTCCACCGAATGCCAGCGGCTCGGGAAGCTCCCGATCGATGTTGACGACGAGTCCTCGATCTCCCTCGCGTCACTTCGGGCCAAGGCACGGCGGATGGCGGCCGGGTTCAAGCGCCAGGGAACGCCGCTTGGTCTCGTGGTCATCGACTACCTGCAGCTGATGGCGACCGACCCGAAGCTCAAGAGTCGGGACGAGAAGGTGGGCGAGAACTCCAAGGGACTGAAAGCGCTGGCGAAGGACCTCGGGGTGGTCGTGCTGTGCCTTTCGCAGCTCAACCGGGACGTCGAGAAGCGCGGCAAGTCCGCGCGCCCGCAGCTCTCCGACCTTCGCGAGAGCGGAAACATCGAACAGGACGCCGACGAGGTGATCTTCATTCACCCGAGCTCGGACAGCGAAACAGTCCAGCACATCATCGTCGCGAAAAACCGGAACGGCGCAACCGGCTCGACGAAGGTTGCGTGGCAGAAGGTCTACACCCGGTTCGACGATCTGGCGGACTACGACGAACCCGGTCCGCGCGGAGGAGGGTGGTGATGCCGCGTAGATTCCAACTCCGAGGCCCGCTCGAGCACAGCGTGCAGGATTGGATCCTGGCATCGCTCGGCGTCGAAAGGCGCCGTTACGAGATCTCGAAGAAGACCGGCAAGGGCAAGTGGGTCCGGACAGGTCTGTACGTCTCGCGCGACGGCAAGGCGTACTGGTGGCGCGCGAATAGCGGCAGGCGCGTATACGAGTACACGACGAAGGCCGGGGAGGCCGGCCGCGGGTTGTTCAAGGCCGCACCGAAGGGCACCGCGGACATCCTCGGCGTGGTGTGCGGGGTGTCGGTCGCGCTAGAGGTGAAGCGCGACGACGACGAGGACCAGACCCCGGAGCAGCGAGAGTGGCAGGCCATGCACGAGGCGGCGGGTGGTGTCTACGCCGTAGTCCGCAGCGTGGGTGACGCCAAGGCGGTGGAGCGAAGCGTTCGAGAAAGGATGGCAGCGTGAAGCGGGAGGATTCGATCGTGGAACCGCTGCCGAACATCATGGCGCGATCCTGGGGATGGGGCTGCGCGGTTTGCGGAGCGATCTGGTGGGGGCTGTGCGGTTACCCCTGGGAGTGGATCGAAGAGCACCGGAGGTGCGGGTGACGGAGACGGTCTTCATCCATGTTCGCAGAGCGGCATCGGTAACCGAGGCCACCCGGACTCTCCTGCAGCGAGCTCGTAACGCGGGATGTGCGCTCTCTGTCGCAAAGGATGGGGCGCTTGTCGTCCGGGCGACGAAGGGCGTGTTGACCGAGAAGCGTCTCGCCAAGCTGGAACGGGAGGCGGGGGCGATTGTCGAGCTGCTCGAACAGGAAAGCGCGGAGGTGTCGAATGCCGGGTGAGATCCAGGGCGCGCGCATAACGCAGATGTGGATCGATGGGGTCGAATACCCAGTAAAAGGCGTGACCTGGGAAACAGCTACCCCGCAAAGCGACCCGATTCGAAGGTACGCGCCACGAACCTACGAGTGCACGTTCACGCTGAAGATGTCCAATCGAGCCATTCGGCGGTACCTGGATTGGGTGCGCATGTCCACGGCATGGTGGGCTCCCAGGAAGACGCTGCACATCCGCCGGTACTGGCGGGGCAAGGCTCGCAAAAGGGGCCTGAAGCTGTTGGGAGCCATGCGATGATTTTGCCAACCCCGCCAATGACGCCAGCCGAGGAGCTTGACCTTCTCGTCCGGGCGAAGGCCGGCGACGATGCTGCGATCGTTCGGATCTTGTCCTCGCTCGTGAGGCTGATCAACATCGACGTGAAGCGATGGAGCCGGGGGCAGGCGACCGAACAGGACGCTGAGGACCTGATGCAGCTCGCGCTGATGGGCACCGTCCATGCGATCGGAAAGTTCGATCCCGCCGTCGGAGTCCGGTTCTCGACGTACGCACAACACTGGTGGACGCAGCACATCCGGCGCGAGTCAAAGCTCCAGTTCGCCGCGGGGCGCAGCGGGGTCAAATCGATTCTGTTCACCCGATACTACACCATGCGAAGGCACATGGAGGCTGCGCTGGCGGATGACGATCCCGTTGAAGGGCTGATGAGGCGGTCGAACTCCCGGCGCGATGTTGCGGAGGCGTTCATTGCCATGCACCACAGGATTGCATCGCTGGACGCAGCTGCTTCGGACGAGGATGGGCGAACGCTGGAGAACGTCCTGGCAGATCCTCGCGAACCCGTCGATCAAGCGCTGGGCCGGAGGGCCCGGGACAAGGCCGTACGCATCGCGGTGGACAGCCTGCCAGAGAAGATGCGCCTGACCATCATCTGGCGTCACATGTCTCGCCACCCGATGTCGTTTGAGGCGATCGGGCAGCAGTTCGGCGTGACGCGGCAACGCGCGCAGCAACTCGAGATTGAAGCACTCGGCAAGCTCCGGGTGAGGCTTGGAGGCGTGAATGCTACCTGACGACGAGGCCGACCTGCGATGGTACTTCGTGGAAGCTCGAGGCGACTGCGGGGTTCGCTCGTGCCTTGGCCCCCAACTCGAGATGCTCAGGCAAGGCACGCTGCCCGGTAAGAACGAGCGACGGGTGAGCGCGGACATCAACGAATACGTCGCCATGGCGGGCGATCGCGCGAACAAGGTTGCCGCTCGCCTGCGACGGTGCTCGGAGCGAAGCCAATTGGTGCTCGAACTGCACCACGGAGTTGATGGGCAACTCGGGTCGGCCGGAGTGTCGCTGGCGCTCGCATGCTGGACGCCGACCGCGCGGAGTGGGTACAAGGCCGCGTCCTCGGCAATGCGGGGACGCAAGAGCGACACGGCGCGATCACGCGCGCTCGCCACGAGCCGGATGTGGTTGCTCTGGATCTCGATGCAGGCCCAGAAGCGGGATGGCGAGGCTGCACAAGCGATTCTCGACAAGGTGCTGAACGAGGCAATCGCGGCGCTGAATGCCGCGCACGCCGACTACGAGGCGAGTCGATGACGTGGGAGGAACAATGGGTGCGATTGGGGCAATGATGCTGTGGCGGGGCCCTTGGGTGTACATCGGTGTGATATCGCCGGAAGTGCTGCTCGACGTAGGCCCTTCCGTGGTGCTTGCTGTCGTCGATGTACACGGTGCCGTACGCGCCGGTTGTGATGCGAATCTATGTGGTGTGCCGGTCGTTCGTCGCAGGTGGCGATCTGGTCGACGCCCGGTACCAAAGGCTGGTGAGTGACCATGGCTTGGGATGAAACCGTGCCGATGTTTGTACAGCTTGCAGAGAACTTCGTCGACGAGGCGGGCGGATTCGACTCTGACGTCGACTTCATTGAGGCAATGTATCTCGAAGTGCGAATCGATCAGAGAAGGGAGAAGGCAAGGCACAGAATGGAGGCGCGCCGCGCTGAGGATCGGGTGAAAGAGCGGCGCGCTGAAAAACGGATCTGCCAAAACCCGAGGTGCTGTTGCGGAGAAGATGGGTTCCGGAAGGTGTTTGTCGTCCTTGTGCCAGCCGGCGGGCAGCCCAAGCGATTCTGCTGCAAGAGGTGCGAGGATGCAGCGAGAAAACGGAACAGGAGGCGACAGAAGTCCGGGATAATTCGTTCGCACTACGAACAGAGGGAGGAGTTGTCTCTGGGAGGGGGACAACAGGGGGTGGGACGGGAGGGCGAAGCCCGAACCGAGTAACTCGCGACCGGCGCAGCCGAGAGCGGAACGGCGTCAACCTCTTCCACAGACGATAGACGCGCGAGGCGGGGCCGAGGCAGACGAACGACGAGCTTCACCACTTCGTGGGTGCGGCGCTTGAGTCGGACGCCTGCCCCGACCTCGTGTCGGGCCATCGCCTCCTTCCTCCCCAGCGCGAGCCAGGTCTCACATGTGCCTCCTTCGTGTGGGACCTGGCGAGCGCACTTATCCGGAGCTACCATCACCAGATGGCCGAGCTCGAGCACGGAATCGGCGTGGACATCGGGTGCCGGTGCATTCGTTGCGGAGCTGAGGCCGACCTCGACCGGCTCAAGGAAGCCGGCGCGAAGATCTCGCGCGAGGTGAAGGTGGACGGCCGAACGGTGTTCGAGCTCGAGGTGCCCGACCCCTTGGCAGCGTGCAAGTGTGGGAGCCGCCGGTTCTCGTTTCGGTGGTCGTGGGGTTGACGTACGGACTGGTTGACGATGCAGAAGAAGACGGCGAAGGCCAAGGCGAAGACGACCAAGGTCACGCCGCGGAAGGTGCGCACGATCGACCGAGCCGCCAAGGCACTCGACTTGAAGCGCACTGGCGCGAGTTATCCCGCGATCGGCAAGGCGCTCGGCATCTCCAAGCAAGCGGCCTGGAAGCTTGTCCAGAAGCAGTTCGCTGAGCTTCGGGAGCAGACGGAGGAGTCCGCAGAGGACGTCCGGGACCTGATGCTCATCCGCCTCGACGGAATGCTCTGGGCACTGCGCGGCAAGGTGAGGCGTGGAGACCCGAGGGCCATCGACACAGCCCTCCGGATCGAGGAGCGGCGAGCTCGACTGCTCGGCACGGATGCGCCATCCCGCTCCGAGGTGAGCGGTCCAGACGGCGGAGCAATCGAGATTGATGATGCAAGGAGCCAGCTCGCAGAAGCGATTGCGAAGCTTGCTCCGCCAGATGAGTCCGAGCCAGGTACGGCAAGCGATAGCGACGCTGCCGGACGAAGCGGCTCGGACGCTTCTGTATGACTGGCAAGGTCTCTGGGCTCGCGACAAGCAGCTCCCGCCCGTGTGGGCGTGGGTCATCTGGGTCATCCTCGCGGGCCGCGGGTTCGGGAAAACCCGCACTGGCGCCGAGTGGATCCGAGGCAAGGTTGAATCAGGTGAGTCCAAGCGAATCACCCTGATCGCAGCGACGTCCGCGGATGCGCGCGACGTCATGCTCGAGGGCGAGTCGGGACTTCTGACGATCTCGCCTCCGTGGTTCAAGCCGCACTACGAGCCATCGAAGCGGCGGCTGACATGGCCCAACGGGGCTGTTGCCACCATCCTGTCGGCCGACCGACCCGATCGACTGCGCGGTCCGCAGTGCTTCGTCGCTGGAACGCTTGTCGAGACCGAGGCGGGGCCCAGACCGATCGAGGCCATTGCCGTTGGCGATTTGGTCGTAACGAGACATGGTCTTCGACCGGTTGTAGCAACGGGTTCGAACGATGCCGAGGTAGGCGTCGTCAGCTTCTCAAACGGGGCTTCTCTCACTGGCACAGCCGATCATCCGGTCTTATCTTGCGAACAATGGGTACCACTCGGCAAGCTGACGAAGGGCTTGAGGGTATTCGTTGGCGCGTTGGAGCGAACGGATACGTCATCGGCTACGCGAACGGTCGCCACTACATCCAACACCGGGTCATCTGGGAGCAGGAACTCGGGCCGATCCCGCCTGGTTGGCACATCCATCACAAGGACGGCAACCGGGCGAACAACGCGATCGAGAACCTCGAGTGCGTGCCACCCAGAACGCACTACGACAGGCACGTCGAGTCACGAGAGGTGTTCGACATCGATTGTTCGGACTGCGGCAAGCCATTCCCCAGGAAGCGGGGCGGCTTCACATCGGCGTGCCCTGCGTGCCAACAGAAGCGCGCGGACGAGGCCAGAAGGAGCACCCGGAAGTGCGAGCACTGCGGGCGAGAGTTCGTGTCAAGGCGCGGACGGTACTGCAGTCAGCGTTGCGTCAACCTGGGAGCACGTTGGCGTTCGACGGGTGTTCAACCTCACGGTTGAGGGCCTGCCGGAGTACTTCGCCAACGGGATTCTCGTTCACAACTGCGACACGTTTTGGGCGGACGAAGTTGCGGCCTGGCGCTTCCAGGAAGCGTGGACGCAGCTGCAGTTCGGGTTCCGGCTCGGAACGAATCCGCAAGGCATCGTCACGACGACGCCCAGGCCGATCGCGACGATCAAGAAGCTCGTCAAGCGTGCAGGCGCGGATGTCGCCCTTACGAAGGGCTCGACCTACGAGAATCGGTCGAACCTCGCTAAGCCGTTCTTCGCCTCCATCCTCACCGAGTACGAGGGGACGAGGCTCGGCAGGCAGGAAATCGATGCCGAGATTCTCGAGGACAACCCGAACGCGCTCTGGCAGCGCACTCGGATTGATGACCTTCGACTCAGGGTCAATGACGATGGGTCGTACTCGCCCGCGCTCCCGCCCATGCGGCGGGTGGTCGTCGCCATCGACCCGGCGGTATCGACCAACCCGAAGAGCAACGAGACCGGCATCATCGTCGTCGGCCTGGGCGAGGACGGGCACGCCTACGTTCTCGATGACCTCTCCGGGGTCTTCTCGCCAGCGCAATGGGCAGCGCGAGCTCTCGAGGCCTTCGACCGCTGGGAAGCGGACTACATCATCGGCGAGGTCAACAACGGTGGAGACCTTGTCGAGCGCAACGTCCAAGCCGAGCGCCAGGGTGTGCCGTTCAAGGCCGTTCACGCGTCGCGGGGCAAGGCAACCCGGGCAGACCCGATCTCGACCCTTTACGAGAAGGGAAGAGTCCACCACGTGGGAACGCTGCCGAAGCTCGAGGACCAGCAGTGCGGATGGGACCCAGCGAACGATGAGACATCGCCAGACAGGGTCGACGCTCTCGTGTGGGGCATCACTGCCCTCGACCTGAACAAGAAGCTCCAGGACTACGACGGACTCCGGCGGGGCCGACCATCGAGCAGGTCAGCGCGAGGCGGAAGCAGACGGTAACCGAATGACCCACTGGCGAACCAGAGCATCGACGACTCTCACGCAAGTGGGGAGGCGTGTGCTCGCTATCGCCAGTGCCGTGTCGCTCGCTGCGACTGTTGTGCCGCGCATCCCGAAACCTGCGCCGTTCATCGAGTCGTCCGTCCGTTCGTCGTCAATCGAGTGGTCGCCCACGCTCATCAAGCGTGCGGAGGCGATGGCGGACACCGGCAACCTCCGGCTTGCCGCTCTGCTGTGCGATGAGATTCTCGCCGACGACCGAGTGAGCGGGTGTCTGCGCGAGGTGCGCGTCCGGGGCTTGCTGGGGCTGCCTCTCGAGTTCCAGCCGCCGAAGCAGGATACCAACGCCCCGCTCGAGGAGCTCGAGGAGGACTGGTGGGACATGGTCCCCGAGGACGTCCTCTCCGAGTGGATGGAGTGGGGCATCATCCTCGGTGTGGGCGTCGGTCGGATTGCGTCGTGGGAGCGCGTCGAGCAGCCGAGCGGAATCCGACTCATCCCCCACCGGGAGGACGGGACTCCCGGCTTCGACGTCATCCACCCATCGTCGCTTCGGTACGACCAGGACAAGCGCAAGTGGTTCGCTCGGCAGAAGGACGGCTCCGAGCTCGAGGTCACCCCCGGTGACGGAACGTGGCTGCTGTACACGCCGTACGGCAGCAAGCGTCCGTGGGCGCGAGGAGCGTGGCGGTCAGTATCGCGCTGGTGGCTCCTGAAGGAGTACGGCCGGGACGACTGGGGGCGCTATTCGGAGCGCCACGGGCAGGGCACGCTCGTCGGATTCCCGACCGACGAGGGGTCGACCAGGGAGCACCGCGACGAGCTCGCGAGCGACATCTCCGACCTCGGGCGGGACACAACGATCGTTACGCCGCCAGGCTACGATCTGAAGCTCGTCGAAGCTGTCGCCGACACCTGGGAGACGTTCCAGGCGCAGATCAACATGGCCAACGCGGCCATCGCGATTCGCATCCTCGGACAGAACCTCTCCACCGAGGTTCAGGGCGGGAGCTACGCCGCTGCGCAGGTGCACTCGGCGGTGGCGGCGGCCATCATCCGCGCCGACGACGAGACCAGCGCCACGACGATTCGGTCGCAGCTCATCTGGTGGTGGGCGGCGTTCAACTTCGGCGATGGACGCAAGGCCCCTTGGCCGAAGCGCGACACGACACCGCCGGCGGACACTGCAGCACTCGCCACCACGTGGGACAAGGCCGCTGACGCGCTGAAGAAGTGGCTCGGGTTGGGCGCTCCGGTGGACAAGAACGAGTACGCACGGACGTTCGGGATGCCTCTTGAGGAAGGGGCAGAGTGGGAGGAGTCGGAGCCAGCGCCGGTTCCGCCGCAGTTCGGAGGTGACGAGGATGCGTCGAACGAAGGGGACGACGCAGAGCCACAGGACGATGCGGAAGACGTCAAGGCGAGCCGTCGGCGTCCCGTCTGGGACGCGGTTGTCGCTGACGCTATGGCGGAAACTGAGCGAAGGCTCCACCAGGTGCTGCAAGCCGAAGTGCCACGCATCGTCGGACCCATCATTGAGGCGAAGCTGTCGGCGCGCTCTATCACCCTCGCCTCTGGCGACGACCCAGCCAAGGCGTCCGGCGTCATCAACGGCCAGCAGTTCGTTGACGACATCGCAACCGACGCTGCCCAGGTGACCGCCCGCGCCATCGAGCCCGACGTGGCGAAGCTGCTCGAGCTCATCGACGACCTCGAGGACGGGGACGATTGGCCGGAGCGTCTTCGGACGCAGCTCGCCGAGCACTATGGGCAGGTCAAGGACAACGCCGCATTCGAGCAACTCGCCCACAAGGCGACCATCTTGGCGGAGCTCGCGGGACGCGTCGCTGTCGTCGAGGACCTGTGAACGCACCCTGGGCCGCACCCACCGACGTCGAGGAGTTCACTCCCGCGGCGTCTTGGCTGCTCGGTCGAACTCCGGTCCGAAAGAAGGTTTGGGACCTGCTCGACGAACGGGCTCAGCGCAAGGCGTTCACCGTGGCCGGCGTGGCCCAAGCCGACGTGATTCGAGATGTCCTGCTCGCTCTCGACCGGGCCGTTGCCAACGGCGAGACGCTGGACGACTTCAAGAAACGTGTGGGTCAGCAGCTCCTCGATGCCTGGGCTGGGAGCGTCGTGAATCCGGCGTGGCGGGTGGAGTGCCTACCCGGGGACACCCTTGTGAGCGGAGGGGTGATAAGGGCAGCTCATCGACGGTGGTTCGAGGGGGCCCTTGTCGAGGTCGTCACCGCGTCGGGCCGCAAGTTCTCCGCAACCCCGAATCACCCAATGCTCACGCGCCGTGGATGGGTTGCCGCGGGCCAACTTCGCGAGGGCGACGATCTGATCGGCTACCGTGGGCAACAGCACCTTGGTACGCTGGGAGATAATCACGTAACAGCACCACCATCCACCATCTCGCAGATCTTCGGTGCGATTGCGCAGGTAGGCAACGTTGAACGGATTCACGGACGCAGTGACGACTTCCACGGCGACGGGGGGAATTGCGATGTCGATGTTGCGCGTCCTGCAAGGAACCTGAGCTTCGGGCAATTCGCCGCGCTGCGAGATCCAATCAGCGATCACGTCTTCGAACCGGCCAACCTTACGACTCCTAGATTCTGCGCCGCGTGCGGCCATCTGATCGTGGTCACGAAGCGTTGCGGCTTCTGCGACGCTGCGCCAGTGGAGTCCCGTAGACACAACGATGCGCCGGATGGTATCCTGGTGAACACCGAACGCGCCGCAAAGACTGTTGGCGCTTTCGCCGGAGACGTATCGCTGAACGATCTGTTCTCTAGGCAGGTCGGTTCGTTCTCGCGAGGGCCTGCCACCTCGCGCGAAGTGCAGTCTTCTGGCATCGCGCAGCGATCGTGTGAGCCCCTCGGAGGAGATCACGGAGGCTACCCATCCAGTGGAGGCGCCAACCTCCAATGCAACGCGCTTGATGCTGAGGCCAGAAATATAGAGTTCGATCACGTTGCCTCGCGTCGCTTCGTTCCATTTCGCGGACATGTGTTCAACCTCTCTACCGCGCACGGCTACTTCACCATCAACGGTCTGTACACAGGTAATACCATCTACCGGACGAACGTGCAACTCGCGTACAACGCAGGTCGGCACCAGCAGATGACGGAGCCAGCGCTCCTGAAGGTCCGGCCCTTCTGGCAATTCGACGCGATCCTCGACAATCGCGTGACGCTGATGTGCGAGCAGGCCGACGGAACGATCCTTCCGGCCGAACACCCTTGGTGGCAGACGAACTACCCCCCTCGGCATTTTGGGTGCCGCAGTGTAGTTCGCTCGATCCGCAAGTCACAGGCCGAGCGCAAGGGCATCACCAAGACTCCCTCGACGGAACCGTCGCAAGATGGGTTCGGTCTGACTCCGGATGCTGCAGAGTGGAAGCCGGACACGAAGAAGTATCCGCCGGAAATTCGCAAGGAGCTGGAGGCGAGGCTCAAGCGACTCGACAAGCGCCCGGTTCAGCGGACACCGAAGCCCGAGAAGGCGGAAGCCAGGCCGAAGCCCAAGTCGGGCGCGGGGCCGAAGCCTGAGCACACCGTCGAGCACTGGGAGAAGGAATTCTCGAAGTACGGCGACGCTGCGCGTGCGATGGCGTGGGGGAGAGCGGCCCAGGAACGGGGCCTCGACATGACCGCGAAGCAAGTCGGGGCAATCGCCAAGAAGCACGCCCTCGACAAGTACGACGGCCCGATGACCGGGGCTCTCGTCGATCGCGTCAGAGCGGTAGTCGAAGCGGCCAAGACCCACCCGGACAAGTCCGTGCGCGAGCTTCTCAAGGGCGACGATGGCAACGCAGTCGCATCGATCCTTGGGCACATCGCGAACATCGACTCAGCAAAGGGCACAGCCAAGGTCACGAATCGGCCCCGCAAGATGCCTGGACTCGATCGAGCCAAGGCGTTCTACGACGCGATGATGAGCAAGAAGCTCGACGGCCGGGCCCAGATCCGGTTCGTCAACGGACGGGCCTACTGCGATATCCGGATGTCCCCGCCTCGGGTCAACGCCAACGACCTGCGGTCCCTGATTCACGAATGGGGGCACGCCATCGAGACGCTCAACGCTTCGGTGCATAAGGCCGCAGTTGCATTCCTCGGAAAGCGGACCGCCGGCGAGGTTGCCAAGCCGCTGAGCGCGCTCACGGGGATCCCGTACGGGTGGAGCGAAGTTGCCAAGCCCGACAAGTTCTTCTCCGCCTACTGCGGGAAGATCTACCAGGCCGACGCGACCGAACTGCTCTCGATGGGAGCAGAAAAAGTGGCGACCGACCCGTTCTGGACTTACCGTGAAGACAGCGAGCACTTCTGGTGGGTGCTCGGTTGTCTTGGAGGCTACGCGTGATCCACAAGTGGGAGTTCGAGGACGGCACGACGGTGCGCTGGACGGACAAGGGTTCCGTCCTCGTGACCGGCCGGACTCCTCTCGCTGAGCGGGTCAGGGCGGGCGTGGAGCTCGGCTCTCCGGTCGACGTCGGAATGGCGCCCGGTGGCGATGTCCCACTCGACCTGCTGAGCGCATGGCTCATGCACCGCTTCCTCGACCAGCATGCCCGGCGAGTCGGAGTCCAGCTCGAAACCTCGACATACGCTCCGACCGACGCCGACATCCCTGCGGATGCCGTAGCGATCATCGCGAGAGACGCGGCCTGGGCTGAAGAAGAGCCCGACCCCGACGCCATCTACTGACCACCTGACGAACTGACGCTGAGAGCCCGCCCCGACCCGGCGGGCTTTTTCATGCCCGGAGTTGCAATGCTAAAGCGACGCTACTTGCTGGCGAAGAAGCTGGCAGGCAAGCCGCCCTCGGAGATTCGCATCTTCAAGGCCGGCGTGAATCCATCGTATACCGGCCCCATTGTGTTCGACGCCGAGGCGGCCGAAGCGGTGATGTCGGAATTCACCGCGCGAGGGATTCGGCTGCACTTCGACTACGCCCACGCTCGGCCGCACGCGTTGGATGTCGAGGACCCGGATCCGCAGCACCAGAAGGCGGCGGGATGGTTCGACCTCGAGGTTCGCGAAACCGACGACGGGCCCGAACTCTGGGCCGTCAACATCGAGTGGACACCTGCTGCTTACAAGGCAATCGAAGACAAGGAGTGGGGCTACTTCTCCCCATGGTGCATGGCCGAGGTCGAGACGGGCCGCGTCGTCGAGCTCCGGAACATCGCGCTGACGAATGACCCGGCAATGCTGGGCATCGAACCGCTGGTGGCCGACCGGCGCTCGGTGAAGCTGCAGGCCAGTCTGTCCTTTGAGGACATCAGCCGAGCGATCCGCAAGGCGCTCTCGATCAAGGTGGCGGACGAGTGGCCGTACATCGAGGCGGTCTACGACGACGTATTCGTGTACGAGCTCAACGGCAAGATGTACCGGCGGGGCTACTCGCTCACCGGACTCGAAGCCACGCTCGCTGACGAGGTGGAGGAAGTCCACCGCACCTACGAGCCAATCACCATGTCGCGCCGGCCAGCTCCACGCGACGAACGAACGCATTCGATCCGTGTGCGGAGTGCCACGGAAGACAACACCGTCCAAGCGACGGAGAAAGCCGGTTCCACCATGGAACGCACCGCTCTCATCTTGGCACTCGGCCTCATGGCCACTGCCACCGACAAGGACGTGTCCGACGCGCTCAACTCCCGGTTGAGCGTGCTCAAGACGCTCGAGACGATGACCCATACCGCCTCGCTCGACGAGGCAGTGTCCGAGGTCTCCCTCGCACTGCAGACGCGCAAGCGTGTGCTCGATGCGACCGGAGCCAAGACCGACAGCGAGGCCATTGGCAAGCTCGAAGGCTGGAGCGAGTCCGCCAAGAAGCTCGAGGAAGCCCAGAAGGACATCGTCAAGCTCGAGGCGGCCGTGAACGAGTCGAAGGTCGCCGGTCTCATCGCCAAGGGAATCGCCGACAAGAAGATCACCCCGGCGATGGAGAATTCCCTTCGCGACAAGGGGCTGGGCGATCCTGAGTGGCTGAAGGGTCACATCGAGACCATGCCCGTCCAACAGGCTCTCGCCTCCAAGACCAACAACACCGACGAGAGCGCCACCGGTCAGAGCGTCGCCGCCACGATCGCGGGCAAGAAGTGGGCGGAGCTCACCTACAAGCAGAAGGCCGATCTCTACCGGACCGATCGGAAGACCTACGAGGCTCTCAAGGCCGAACACCAGGCGCACACGGCCTGAGAAGGGATTGAAGACAGATGACGAAGCTTATTGATCTCGTCGTGCCCGAGGTGCTCGTGGAAGCCGTTGAGGCCACGTTCGCCGGCGGGCTTAATGCGCTCTGGGGAACCGGGGCGGTGGCCGTCAACAACACGTTCCCAGGGGGAATCAACGAAGTCGGCACGGAAGTGACCGTGCCGTACTTCGGGAGCATCGGCGAGTGGGAGACCATCTCCGACGGAGCCGCCTTCACCCCGCAGAAGATCACGCAGGAAGACGAGAAGGGGACCGTCGTCAAGATCGGCAAGGCGTTCTCGTCCACGGACTGGGCCCGCTTCGCCGGCGCTGGCGACCCCTACGTCGAGGCGGCCAAGCAGCTGCTGGGTGGCTTCGGCGCGGCCGTCGATCGGCTCGCCATCACTGGCGGCGTGGCGTCGCTGCCCGCGATGCTGACGGACATCTACAGCGCGACGACTCCTCGCACGCTCGACTACGACGCGGTTGTCGATGCTCGCGCCAAGTGGGGCGACGAGAGCGACGATATTGCGCTCATGGTTTCGCACTCCAAGGTCGAGTCCGACGTGCTCAAGCTCAAGGACGCGACGGGGCGCCCGCTCGTCACCGACGCCGCCAACGGCGGTCTGTCGAAGTTCGCCGGCATCCCGTGGGGCAAGAGCGACCGCGTCTCCGCATCGAGCGCGACCCCTCCGAAGTACACCACGATCATCGCCAAGAAGAACGCCATCGCGCTCTGGTACAACGGCAAACCCGTTGTCGAGGTGGGGCGCGACATCCTCGGCACTTCTGACATCGTGGTGGTCTCGACCTACGCGGTTGTGCATCGCTACAAGCGTATGCCCGGGAAGACCAAGCCCGGCATCGCTCTGCTCACCCACAACTGAGTCCGTCGTCACATGGGCAACGAATCGATGATCCTGCATCACCGGCGGGTGCTGACGATGCAGGCGCTGGCCGCGGATGAGGAGGAGTCGGAGCTCGGCGGCGTGTACCGTAAGGTGCGCGACGACATCTCCGGCACTCCCATCCCCGACGACTTCCCCCGTCGTGCGGACCTCATCACGGCCGGCTACGGCGCGGTCGAGGACCTGCAGGACGTCACCGAGGCCGAGCTCGCCGGGCGCGGATTGTCGCGCCGGGCGGCACGCGCCGTTCTCACCGCCCTTGCGGCACTGGAGACCTGATCATGGGCTCGTACAAGAACGAACGGCTCCACCGCATGGAGCACTACGACGAAATCGCCCTGGCGTCCGCCAAGTCCGTGAGCGGGGCCAGTGGCAACGGAGACACCGTCGAGGTGGGCACGAAGGGCACCCTGCTGCTCGACCTCACCTCCACCGCGGTGGGAGCCAATACCGCGCTCACCGTCACGGTCCAGACGTCGAAAGACGGGACGACCTGGCGAACGCTTGCCGCCTTCACAGCCCAGACCGAAGCCGGCACCGAGCGCAAGTCGTTCCCCGGCTGCGACCGGTACGCCCGGGCCAACTGGGCACTCGCTGGCGGCACCACGACTGCCACTTACTCCGTCAGCGGCGAAGCCGTCTGACCGTACGCTGAAGCACATCGACAATTCACGGCCGCCTCGCGGCTGAAAGGCACAGAAACATGTTCTCTCCGTATGGACTCCCCATGCCCGGGGCGCTGCTGGTCCTCGCCGTCGCGGCGGCCAGCACGGCCAACGTCGCGGACCTGACCGCGTGCTCTACGACCATGGACGGCATCACCCTCGTCGAGGGTGACCTTGTCCTGCTCAAGAACCAGACCACGGGCGCCGAGAACGGCGTGTACAGGGTTGGGAAGGTGGCTTCGTCCGAGGCACCTCTCACCCGCGTCGAGAAGCCCGACAACGTCATGAGCAACGGCGGCGGACTGCGTGTCTCCGTTCGCAAGGGCAGCGTCAGTGCGAACCTGGAGTACCAGCTGACGACCACCGGCTCGATCGTGATCGGAACGACGAGTCTCACGTTCGCAGCGGTCAGTCAGATCTCGTCCGCGCCCACGATCGAAGACTTCTCCAACGCCGACCACGACCACTCTGACGCGGCGAACGGTGGCGACATCGACGCAACCGTGGCGCTGACTGGCGCCGTTCCCGTCGTCAACGGCGGCACGGGCCTCGCGACCGTGGATGCTGGCGGCGTACTCATCGCGAGCGCCGACGACACGATCGACGACCTCGCCAAGGGCACCGCGTACCAGCTCCTGCGAATGAACGCGGGCGCGACGTTGCCCGAGTGGGGCGCCGCGATGGGAGGTCCCGTAGCGGCCCTTCCCGCACACGCTGCAAACGATGTCATTCCGCCGGCAATCGTGAGCGGTGGCATCTACACGATTCCCGCGCTCGACGCTGGGTCGACCATCACGCTTCCCGCGGATGCATTGTCGGGGACCTACTGCTGGATCATCGGCGATGGGACCCTCAACGATCAGGCCGTGACCGTGCGCGACGCGACGGGACCGACCAACCTGACCACGGCGCTTACGGCGTCCAAGCGGCTGTGCGTGTTCTGTCTCAAGGTCGGCACGGCCTGGTACGCGAACGCCTACGTCAGCCCGTGACCATAGCCGATCATGGCCAATAAGCTTGCCATCACCCCGCTCGCTCTGACGACGATCGACGCGAGCGGGGAAGGTGCGTCCGCCGACATCGGCGAGCACCGATCCGCGGCGAAGCTCATGCTGGTCGTGGCAGCACTCGTCGGCACGTCCGTGGGTGTCGCTGTCCAGACGTCTCCGAACGAGACGTCCTGGCGCACGGTCGTTTCCTTCACCACGTCGGTCGCCGCTGGCACCGAGGAACTCGCGCTGGTCGGCCTCGACCGCTACGTGCGAGTCACCTACACGCTCGTCGGCACATCGGCGACGCTGCTGGTGACCGGTGCCGCACAGCAGCTCTTCGCCACGGAAGCCGACCTCGAGGCGCTGTCTCTCGGCGACGCGCTGGACGGCGCCGACACGCAGAAGCTCAACCGTGCTCTGATTGCGGCGAGCGGGACGGCCACCGGCTATCTCAGCAACCAATACGAGCTGCCCCTGGTGAGCTGGGGCGAAGACGTCACCAGCCACACCGCCTCGATCGCGGCGTATCGGTTCATGGTGTCCACCGGATATGCCCCGGAAGGCAAAGACGAACTCATCCGAATGAACTACGAGGATGCCATTCGTTGGTTCGAGAAGGTGAGTCAGGGCAAGATCAAACCCGATGACATCGTGGACTCGACTCCAACAGTTGAGGACGGTGGTGCGTTCGTTGTCACAAAACCACTGCGAGGCTGGTGATGGGCGGCGTAGTCGGAGACTTCGGCAAGGCACGGAAGCTCAGCGCCCAGTTCTCCAAGCTGAGCACCGCGTCGTGGAAGAAGGCCTTCGTTCAGAACCTCGCTGAGGAATACCGCGACTTCATGACCGACTGCTTTCGCCGAGGAGAGAGCCCCTACGGCGATCGGTGGGCACCGCTGAAGTTCCGGAGCTCCGCGAACGGCCGGGGTCAGAAGCCGCTGCTCAACTCCGGCATCATGCGCGGCGCGATCACGCCGATTGGCGTCTCGGCCACCGGATTCAGCGTCAGCGTCGGGGTCAAGTACGCCACGACTCACCAGTACGGTGCGACGATCCGTCCGAAGAAGGCCAAGGCCCTGCGGTTCCAGGGCGTGTCGTTCAAGCAGAGCGGCAGGGGAACGCGACGGCAAGGCGCCAGTCGCAAGGGCGGCGGATTCGTCTTCGTCAAGAAGGTGGTCATCCCCGCTCGCCCGTTCGCTCCCCTCAATGGCATGCCTGCCGAGCTCGACGCCCGTGCGCTCGAGGCGGCCGACGACTTCATGCGTGCACACTTCGGGGAGTGACATATGGGCGTCGAAATCGAGTACTACAGCCACGGGCGAACGCGATATCGCAAGCTCGGAGAGCCGCCCTACGAGCCGCCTCCGAAGGTGCCTCAGCCGTGGCACACTTGGGCTTGGCGTGTTGCCAGACTGCTGCTTATCATCGTCGGCTGGGTCATCGTCTACTTGCATCCGACGCGGGAGGCGCTCTGGGGCATGCTGGCGCTGGGGATGCTGGCTGCAGGCGTGTACATGTGGCTGAAGCAGGCGTGAGCAATGGCCAAGTGCGAACTCGAGCAGCTTATGGACGCTGTCGTGGTCGAGTTGGGCGTGAATGCCCCGCCACACGGCTTCGGGCGCAAGGAGCTGAACAAGCACAAGTCGCCGCCCTACGTCTGCTGGATCGCGGCCGATTCCGAGTTCACTGGGCCGGACATCGCGGGGGGCAATCCGCGCAAGCTGTGGGTCGAGAGCCAGCTCGTCGAGATTCACTGCTGGGCGAAAGACGAAGAGACGCTCCGGGCGATTCGGAACAACGAGATGGTCGCGCTGCAGCGGCACGCGTCTACGTCGATGACCCCGCGGCGGAGCATGCCTGTCGCCGAGTCCCAGGAATGGCTCAGTCGCGGCGAGGCCACGGTGCTGACGATAACGATCAACTGGCCCATCCGCGACGAGCTCGTCGAGACAACGACGCTCGACGGCTGGGTGTACGAAAGCGACTCGACCTCCGGCGACGGCTGGATCGAGCACGGAGAACCCTGATCATGGAAGAGAAGACCGAGACGCGCGTCGCCGAGCGTGACGCGAAGGCACCAGTGCGCAAGTCGCCAGAGGAATGGCGCAACACGAAGCCGACCCCGGCCTGGCTCTTCGCCGCGGCCGAGGCTCTCCACCGCTGGATCCGATCCGGTGTCCAGCTCACTGAAGCCGAATACGACAAGGCGATCAATGCCGCCAAATCCATGCCGATCCGTTGAGGTAACCGATGACACAGCAGACAGGCGTGCGCAATACGGTTCGCGACGGTGCGCTGGGCACTGTCCCGGCCAGCGTCGAAAACGTGATGGTGGTGTTCGGGGCATGCTCCGGCGGCACTGACGACGAGGTCTACTCGTACTCCGACAAGGACGACATGAAGGCTGCGCAGGGCTTCGGCCCGCTTGTGCACGCTGCGTCGTACTTGCTCGGCTCCGGCCCGATTCTCCTCGTGCCGGTCAACAAGGACGTAGTGGGGACAGTGGGGGCCGTGACGCAGTCCGGAACTGGCCCAGCGGTCACGGTGGCAGGCGCTCCGTATGACGCCTACCAGCCGACGGCGAAGATCACGAAGGCCGGCGCACTCGGGGTGGCGGAATTCCAGGTTACCCTCGACGGAGGCGACACCTGGTCGGGCGTCATTCAGGTGCCGGTCGGAGGGACCTACGCGATCCCGGACAGCAACATGACGCTCACATTCTCGGCCGGCACGTACGTTCTCGACGAGACTTACACCTGGCCGTGCACCGCGCCTGGCTTCTCCACCTCTGAGCTCAACGATGCCATCGACGCGTTCCTGCTCACTCCCCACCAGGCATCGCTTGGCCTGGTCGTCGGGACCCCCGCCGACGGGGCTGCGACTGCAGCCCTCGCCGCGGCATTGCAGGTCAAGCTTGCCTCCGCCGAAACATCGAAGCGCTACATGCGGTTCTTCATCGAGGCGGCGGACGACACCGACACGAACTTGCTCACCGCCACGATCAACACCGACGCGAAGCGCGTTGTGTGCGGCGCAGGATTCGTCGAGCTGTTCAGCGACGTCGACGGACGCTACTACAAGCGCAGTGCGGCGTGGGTGATGGCTCGGCGGGCGCTCCAGACAAAGCCGAACACCCACATCGGTCGCACCAAGGACGGGACGCTTCTCGGCATCACGAGCCTGCATCGGGACGAGCGCAAGACGCCCGGACTCGGCACCGACACTGGCCGATTCTGCGTCCTTCGGACCTACGTCGAGAAGGCGGGTGCCGGGTACTTCGTCGAGGACGACTACACGCTTGCCGCGCAGGGTTCGGACTTCTCCCAGCTCCGAAACGGTCGGGTGATGGACAAGGCTCTGCGCATCTCCGATGCCGGCCTCTGGGAGTATCTCCACGACGACTTCGAACTCGCGGCATCCGGCGCCCTTGCTGAGCACGAGGCGAAGGGCATCGAGGAGTTCATCAAGCAGATGCTCGAGGACGGCGTCGTCGCGGACAAGAACGCCAGCGCCGTCGCGTTCGTGGTGAACCGCGTCTACACGAACCGCACGCTCCGCTGCAAGACGCGCATCCAGATCAAGCCCGATGCGAAGTGGATCGAGCACGATATCGGCTTCACCCGCACCGTGAGCGAGTGATCGGAGGACACCATGGGATTCAACACCAACGGTCACGAGTACAGCTTCTCGTCGCTCCGGACCTCGGTAGGCAAGCTGCGCGGCGACTACATTTCCAGCATCGACTACGACGACGGCCTGGATGGTGCCGTCATCAAGGACAGCGATGGCAACCCGGTCGGGGCAACGAAGGGGGAGTACGAAGGCACGTGCTCGATCGAGTTCCACACTCGCTCCCACTACCAGGAGTTCTTCGATTCACTTGGCGATGCCCCGTACGAGCAGTTCTTCACGCTCACCAACTCGTACAGCGAAAAGAACGTCTCGCCTGTCATCACTGACACCATCCCCCGGTGCCGCATCAAGAAGCCCTCCGTGAGCGCGGCAAAGGGCAGCAACGAGGCAATCCCGGTCAAGGTCGAGCTCCTCGTTGCCGGCGTCATTCTCTGGAACGGAAAGCCCGGCGTCAGCAAGCGGGTCTGAGGAAACCATGCCGAAAATCGAAGAAACAACCATCGTTGAGCTGAAGAAGAAGTTCGGCGGCCGTCTCTACCTTCTGACCGACGAGGACGGCGACGACTACGTCGCCAAGGCGCCCACCGAGCCGGAGGTGGAGCGGTTCCTGCAGGACGGCGGGAACAAGGACGGCAACAAGCTCGACGCCTTCAAAGGCCTTGCCGCGACGTGCATCGTGTGGCCGGAGGACTTCGATCAAGTCGTGGTCGACTACCCGTTCATCGTCGTCACCCTCGGCAACAAGCTCGCCGAGCTCGCCAAGCTCCACGAGAAGGTGAAGGCAAAAAAACTCTGAACCGGTTCCACGAGGCGCGGTGGAAGCCGGGAGTTGCCGCTCGATGTCTGCGCGCCGCACGTCGCGACGAGGACACGATGGACGCTGACGTCGGATATCTGCTCGTCGCTGAGTTCTTTCACGCCGTTCGGATCAACCTACTCGAAGACTGACAATGGGCGCTCTCAGCTGGGCATTCGCTATCAGCGACCGGATGAGCGGCCCCGCTGCGTCCGCGGCCAAGGGCGTAGACAAGGTCACGGCGTCTCTGCAGAAGGCCGATAAGGCAACGAAGAAGTTCGAGGCGTCACAGGGGCGAGCTCGGGATGCTAACGGAAGGTTCGTCAAGGGTGGGGACGCCCTCGTTCCGACCGTTCCTGGTGGTGCAGTTGCCAAGCTGAGCATGTTCCAGCGCATGATTCAGGGCATTGGAAGCATTGGCGGCCCCAGTGCCGTCAACGCGGCAATGTCTCTGTCGCGCGCGCTGGTGTCCGTCGACAGCGCGGTCGGTAAGGCCAACGGCGTGCTGGGCATCTTTGGCACTTCGGTCGGCGGAGTTGGTTCCAAACTGGGCGGCGTCGCCAGTGCTGGAGCGATGGCCTTTGTGGGCGCCATTGCGGCTGTCACAGCTGCTCTCGCCGCAGCGGCAGCGGCGGTCGTCTACTTTGGCGCCAAGGCAGTGATTGCGTTCACGAAGTTTGGTATGCAGTCTCTCTCATTCCGAGAGAACGCCATGGTCGCCTTCGAGACGATGCTGGGCACGGCCGACGCGGCCGATCGGCTGTACGGCAAAGCGGTGGACTTTGCCGCGAAGACGCCCTTTCGCACGGACCAAATCGTCGGCGCCTACCAGAAGCTACTGGTGGGCGGGTTCAAGACCAACGAGCTCGAGACGATTATGAAGGCCGTGGGCGATGTCGCGGCGATGAAGGGGTTCGACGCCTCCAAGATGGATGAGATGATTCGCGGCTTTGCCAAGCTCCGCGGCATGGGGAAGCTCACCGGAGGGGTCATGGAGATGGAGTCGTTCCAGGGCATCGCAGGCAAGATCTACGAGCAGCTCGGCAAGGACATGGGCGGCAAGTCCGTGGACGCCGTCCGCAAGGCGATGTCGGATGGCAAGATCGACTCGGCCATGGCCGAGAAGGCTATCATCGAGGTCATTCGCACCACGTACTCCGGCGGCACCTTGGGCATGGCGATGGAGAAGTTCTCCAGCATGTGGACTGGTATTTGGTCCACGGCCACCTCTCGTCCGCAGGAGCTTTTCGAGGCCGCTGGCAAGAACGTGAAGGGCGGACTGGCAACCTACTTCAACGCGTTCAAGGACGCAGGGAAGTGGCTGGGAGACGCGCTGGATCCAAAGTCGGATTCGGGGCAGCGAGTGGTAGCGATCATCAACAGCATCGGAAAGGCGCTGTCGGACATGCTTGGCAAGTTCGACGCGAAAGAAGCGAGCGCGTCGTTCGACAGGGTTCTGACCATCGTCGAAACCGTTCTTCCTCTCATCGAAAGCTTCGGCAAAGGCTTCAAGGAAGGCTTGCTCTCGGGCCTCGGGCCGCTCATGAAAGCCTTCGACTCCATCGACGGAAAGAAGGCGAGCGACATTGAAAAGACCGCCGAGGCGTTCAGGATCTTGGGAGAAGCGCTGGGGTTCGTTGTGGGCGCCGGTGCCACCATCTCCGCCGCGTTCGTTTCGGTGGTTGCCCAGATTGCCTACCTGCCAGGACGCATCACGGTGTTTGCCTCCGAATTGGTCGACACCGTGACAGGTATGCCAAGCCAGGTTCTTGGCGTAGTCATGGGCTTGGCCGGGCAGATGTTTGCAGCCGGTATCAGTGTCCCCTTAGGGCTAGCCGACGGCATTCGAGCTGGCATTGGAATGGCTGTATCTGCGGCCACCGAGATGGCGAACGCTGTGCTCAACGCGACAAGAGTGGCTCATGATTCGCACTCACCATCGAGGAAGTTCCACGAGCTTGGAATGTTCGCTGGTGAGGGCCTTGCCGGCGGAATGGATGCGAGCGCTCCTCGGGTGAAGGCATCCGTCTACGACATGGTCACGCCGCCCACTCCCAGGCAACTCCCGGCGGCCGGCATGTCGTCCAGGTCCAGGTCCTCGGGTGACGGGGCGAGCGGTGGCAAGTCGGTGGTGTTCCACCTCGGCAGCAACGCCATCGTCATCAACGGCACCGGCGACCGTGCGGAGATCAAGAGCGGCATCCTCGAGGCGTTCGAGGAAATTGCGCTCGAGTTTGGTCAGTAGCCGCAACACTCGAGTCTTCGCTCCTGTGGATTGAGAGAGGTGCAGGCGAAAGCGCTGTTTACAACCAACCAGGTGGCGCGTTCATCGTCTCCAAAGAGGGATATCTTCTCAACATAATGACCCGCAAGCGGGCCGCTCCTGATCTTGAACCATCTATTGCTACCCAAGCCCATCGTGACGAACTCGGTCTCTCCGAAGTCAGACAACTCCACGTACTTCGATGAACCGATTCTGAATGACCATGCATCCTTGTCAGACCTCAGGATCGCAAGACTTGGCATCCCATCGCGCATTCCCATCTTGCTGATGTCGTAGGAGTAGATGACCGAGCGTTCGCCGTTTTTGTCGATGGTGCTCGGGTCGATCGCGAGCGGGGTCCTCGCGACGCGAGCGATGTTGTGCGCCCATACCTTCGCTTTCGCTGGCCCGACGGAGGATGCGACGGCCTTGGACGAGCCTAACGAACCCTTCGTCTTGCAGCATCCCGCCGCGAACGCCACGGAGATCAACAGGACCAACAACCGTCGCATGTCCAGACGTTCGCAGAATCTGGAAGGATGCGCAAGCCAAGTTGGATCCAGGATGGTCTGAGGCATAAAGCATGGCAATCTCACAGACAAGCAATGGACCGCGCTTCACGATGACGGAGCCGGCGGTCGGCGTCTACGACGTAGTCATTGACGGGGCGGACTTCCTCGGAGGCACGGCCCGGCTCGTGACATCCGCCGACACGGGCTTTGTGAAGGCGAGCGACCCGGTGTCCGGTGCGCCGTTGCCAACGCCGATGTACCCGGTTCACGTCCAGGGTTCCACGAGCATGCGGGCGTCGATCGAACTTGCGATCGGGTACCTCAAACTGGCCGTTGGTGACAACGTCCGCGCCAAGATGGGTCGCGATCCCATCCTCGAGGAACTCGTGGCACTCGCGAGCAACATGGCTGCGTCGAAGTTCGCCGCGCTCGATGCGTGGGAGGCTACGGCTTGAGGCTCTCGGCTAGAACCCAGCCGGTACGCCCCATGAACTGACCCGAGTAGATGCGGACCTTGCGCTTGTCCCATCCATATTCCAGCACTCGACACTTGGTTCTGTCAGGCGCAAAGAATGCAGTGTTCATGGCGAACCCGAGAGGATCATCTTTTGACGCGGCCTCCGCGGCCCGATCGAAAGCTTCTTCCGTGGCGAACACGGGCACACCGCTATCCCCAGCAACGGAGCGCAGATAACAGTCTGAGCCAACCGTGCATGTTGCGCGCGGCTCTGGCTTTGTCTCGGCTGCAGCTGGGGCTGCGGGCTTCGCCTTTGCCGCGGCCGCCGGTGGGCTCACAGCCCTGGCGACGAAACCAGCGCACACCAAGCCACCACCTGCGAGCACGCCGAGAACGGCGACAGCCGCAACCGCTAGGATGATCCAAGTAGTCTCGCTGAATCTCTTCTGTGGGGCTTGCGGAGGCTGCCAGTTTCCTTGCGGACCTTGGTACATGTCCGGATTTTCGCAGACAACGGACCTCCGCGCAACGCCAAGCTGATCTGCACGATGCGCGAGCGCGCTGTCTGACCCGTTCCTCTTTCCGGGTTGGGTGGCGCGCTGGCGTTTTGTGCATGCGGAAAGAGGAACCATGCAATCGATCACGGTCAACGGCTGGAATCTGGTGAAGGTGGACGCGTCCGAAGTGCGGCGTATCCTGGACGTGGAACTTGGTGAGCGGCTCGGGTACGCGGACCCGTTGAAGGTTCAACGCGTTATCGAGGGGCTCGTGGCGGATGGTGAATTGCCCGGTGTTTTACGAGCCGACAGAACTGTCGCCTCGGGGAATCTCCGAGGGAAAGGGCCACAGGAACGGGTCGTGCCGGCCTACTACCTGACCGAGCGGGAAGCCCTCCAGGTCATCGCCAAGTCGCGAACCAAGACGGCGTACAAGATCACGAACGAGGTCATCGACGTCTACCTCGTTGTGAAGCACCGCACGGAGAACCTTCTACGCGCCCAAGTCGCCGGGCTCTTGGAGCGAATCGTCGAGCTGGACAGCCCGCAGCTTCGAAAGTGCGAGGCGGTCAAGATCCGACATCGGGTCAATACCATTGCTGCTGTCCGCAACTCCGACGAGCGTCTGTCCAGGCTTGTGGCGTTCCGCCGGGTCGACAACGAATTGCGAGGCCGCGTCCAGTTTCAGGTGGGCAACGGACATAGGTGGGAGTCGTTTCCTCGCCATCGGTTGGGAGACGTTTTTCTTGCACTCGATGAGATGGAAGCGGAGGACGCGTCTTTGCGTCGCTCGCTCGCTCGTCATGCGGCAAAGACTCACACTCAAGAATTGCTCAAGCTCAATTGAGCTAGTCCCATGCCCTACGACAACGACACCTTCGGACCCTGGACACCCCCGGGAGACAACGGACGTCCGCCCGAAGACGTGCCAGGCGGCACGGCAGGAGACGGCGAGCCGACGACACCGGCGATCGTTGTCGACAGTGTCCCGTTCTGGGTCTCGAGTACGCTTGGCATCCTCGACACAGGCGAGCGAGCTCCGTGGGACCGCTGCACGCTTGGTGCGCACCAACTCCCCGGCCTGGTGCACGTGTCGATTTCGAAGCCGGCAGAGCGGAAGATCGACGACAAGAGCCCCGACGGCAAGGCGAAGGCGAAGCTCACGGTCAAGGGATGGGATTCGGCAGAAGTCGAAATCACGCTGCTTCTGTGGACGCCTCCTCACCTGAGCGAGTGGCGCAGGGTCCGCGCGGACCTTCGCGATCCGAACGACGACGCCGAGTCCGACCCGATGGAGATCATCCATCCAGTCACCGAGGACTCGAACATCCGCGCGATCATGGTCAAGCGGATCGGTGGACTTGAGGACGGTCGCATCGTGGGTACGAAGAGCGTGAAGATCGAAGCGGTCGAATGGGCCGCTGAAGTCAAAGATGTCGGCACCGGCACGCCCACAGGCGCGAAGAGCGCTGAAGATACCGCCCCCAGCAAGGCCCGGACAGACGCAGAGGCTGCGTGGCTGGCTCTCGTCGCCGCGGGCGCAGACGTCGCCTGGGAGGACATCGCGAGAGCGAACGGACTCGAGCCTCCTGGGCCGCCGCCGCCCATCCCGCCAGACACTGGCGATAACTGGGACACGGACGGGTACTGGGAAGAGGACGAGCGCACCTACGAGTGACAGATGGCAGGCACCCTCAACGGCATTACCGTGCTCGAGACATCGCTGCACATGCCGAGGATCGGTGTGCTGTGGGCTGACATCGTGCTCGACGGCGACGTGTCGCTCGTCGGCACTGCCACGCTCTCCTACGCCGGATGGGCAGAGCCGCTCGTCGGCACGGTGGCTGACGGCGGCGAGTCGAAGCACGGTCGCATCCCCCTGCGCATGGCGGGCGGCGCCGGCCGGCTCGGCGAGGAGCTCCCCGCGAAGTCGTACCAGGGCGCCCCGATTCGCCTCCCCATCCGCGACGTCATCGAAGAAGCCGGCGAGGAGCTTTCGGATACCGCGACGGGCGGGCTCGACCTCGTGCTCACCCACTGGATTCGGACCCAGCGACCAGCCGCACAGTGCCTCGGAATGCTGGCGCGCACGGCCGGATTCGCGTGGCGCTTCCTCCCCGATGGGACGTTCTGGTTCGGAGATGAGACCTGGCCTGCGTCCACGGTCACCTACGAAGTGATGGAACAGTTCCCCGAGCAAGACGCCGTCTTCGTTGCCACCGACGGCCTCATCCTGCCAGGTACAACGCTGCAGGGGCGCCACGTCGAACGAGTTGCCGCGTTCCCCCACGCGTCCCGCGCGAAGGTCTGGTTCGGATGAGCCTCTGGGACCGATTCAAGGCGAGCATCGAGTCCGTGCTCGAGCAGCTCGTCGGCGCGCGCCTCGACTACCTCGCTCGCTACCCAGCGCGCGTCGTCTCGCAGACCGGCAACAAGCTTGAGCTACTCCCCGACGACCCGCGCATCCCTGGCATCAAAGGTGTCCCGATCCTGGTCGGCGTCCCGGGTCTCGAGATGACAGTCCCGCCAGGCGCCCGTGTGCTGCTAATGTTCGAGGGCGGCGACCCGTCGGAGCCCCGCGCTGAGATCTGGGCGAGCGGCACCCCCATCACCGTCACCTTCGACGCCTCGACCACGATCAAGTTCGGTAAGAACGCGCTGAAGGGCGTGGCTAGGCACGGCGACACCGCAGGCCCCTACCTCATCACCTCCGCTTCTACAAAGGTGCTCGCAGAATGACACTCCAGGCCGGGAACGTGCTGTGCACCGAGGGGCTGTCGAAACGCATCTACGACGCTCGCGTCGCGATGGCCGAGGTCATTGGAATCGCGACGGACCCCAACGGCCACGTCCCGCTCAAGGCCGATTGCTACGCAATCGCGACCGCCGTCGTCGATGAGATCCAGGCCAACGCCGAGGCCGTCATCTCGCTGACAACCGGCGCTCTCCAGACGTCCACGGCCGTCGGATCCCCAACGGCTCCACCCGCGCCCATCGAGCAGACGATCCCGATCCGATGACTGACCTTTACGAATACGGACAGACGACGCACGACTCGCAGCTATTGCTGCCCGCCGACGTCGTTGCCAGCGACGCATTTGGTTGGTCGTGCGCTGTCGATGGCGATGTCATGGTCATCGGGACGCCGTGGCAAAACAGCGGCGCCGGTGCGCAGAGTGGTGCCGCGTACGTGTTCGAGAACGTCGCTGGCACGTGGACGCAGGTCGCCAAGCTGACCAACAATATCGCCTTTAGCCGATACGGTTACTCCGTAGCAATCAGCGGAGACACTATTGTGGTAGGCGCGCCACAAGAGACAACGACGGTCATTTATGAAGGCGCGGTGCACGTCTATCGCAAGGTCGCGGGCACATGGGGGTTTGAGCAAAAGCTAGTCTCTGCAACCCCGCATGATACTGGGGGCCTCGGTTGGGCTGTCGCTATCGACGGCGACATCATCGCCGCAGGTGGCGAGGGCGGCATGTCTGGCAACTCGGGATGGGCGTATGCCTTCCACCGCACCGGATCGACGTGGGGAGCGAGCAAGAATCTCGCTGGCGTTGGTCAGTCTGGCAACGACATCTACGGACGCGCCGTCGCAATCAGCGGTACCACGATCGTAGTCGGGTCAATCACGGACGACTCTGGCGCCACCGATAGCGGATCGGCCTACGTGTTTGATTACGACGGGGCCGCTTGGTCGCAAACCGTCAAGATCGCTGGTGCTCAGAATAGCGGCTACTTCGGTTCCGCAGTCGCGATCGATGGAGATCTACTCGCAGTTGCTTCCTACGGAGACAATACTCCTACGTATTTTGCGGGCACTGTGCACGTGTACGAACTTGTAGGAGGCACCTGGACATTTAGGCACGAGTGCTACGTGGCTAGGTTCCAAAGCACATCGGACGAGTTTGGGCAGTATCACGGGTCACTCGCAGTGGTCGGCGATACTGTTGTGGTTGGCGCTGGAGCCGTTGACATTGGTGCAGCGAACGCCGGGATGGTCATCGCCTTTCTGCCGGACCCGGATTGGGCCACTGGCTACAAGCATTGGTTTGCGTTGCCAGCTGCCATCGCTGGCAACGAGTATTTCGGCCAAGCCCTAGCGTACGATGGCACCACACTCATCGTAGCAGCCCCTCGGTACAGCGCGTCCGACACCGGAGCCGCGTACGTGTTCGGGCCAGAGCAACTGACGTCGGCAGCGGGTGACACCACCCCTCCAACCGTGACCGTGGTTTCCCCGCCAGAGGGCACTCCGCTTCGCCCTACGGACACCGTTGTCTTCGACGTCGACGACGACGGCGGGCCGACCGCGCTCAGGCACATCGAAGTGCGCGCCCCCCAAGGGGACGCGGTCGAAACGATCTGGGACGGCACAGGCTTCGTCGGCCCGTACACCTCGTCGTCCCGCGTCGAAACCGCCACTGGATACCGCTTCACCGTTCAGCGCAACGGCGGCTGGATCCAGGCCCTCGCCCTTGAAGTCGACGCCATCGACACGTCAGGAAACAAGGCCATCTAGATGCCCACATTCGTGTTCCCGCTGGCGCCCACACCGGTCGCGCCGGGCCGAGCTGCGTCCACCACCCAGGTCGACCTCGGCGTGGATATCATGTGCGAGGAGGATCTCGATCCTTACCTGCGCCTCACGTCGGGAACGCGCAACGTAGCGTGGGCGCTGGCATGGCGAACGATGTCTCCCCGCGGTTCGTTGTTCTACTGCCTCGACTACGGTCGAAGCCTGAACGGCTACTGTCACAGCGAGATCGATCGCCAGGACCTGCACTCGTGCCGATCCGGGCTCGAGTCCGAGGCGCTGAAAGACCCTCGGGCCAAGAGCGCAAAGGCCAGCGTCCAGTGGACACCCGCCACACGCACGCTGCGCACGCAGCTCGAGGGGCGCAGCGCGGCCGGCCCGTGGAAGCTCGTCACCAACGTCACAGGCGCAACGACTGAACTCGTCACGGTGCAAGGATGACGGTCACAATCACGCTCGAAAGCCTGATCACCTCCTCGACCAACGACGAGGCCAAGGCGCGGCTGCTCGCCAGGCTCGGAGCGGCCAGCTTCCCCGTCACCGACTGGAACGATGGCGGTGTGGCCCGCACCATGGTCGAGATGGATGCGGAGGAGTCTCGGATGTACTCCGAGACCCAGGTCGAGGTCGCCAAATCCGGCTTCCTCTCGACCGCGCTCGGCGATTGGCTCACGCTCTACGCTCGAGAGGTCTACGGCCTGACCCGCTACGCCGCGACCTACTCCGAGGGCAAGGAGCGGCTGACGTGCGCGCCCGGAGAGGGCCCGTTCACCATCCTCGCTGGGCAGCTCTGGTTCACGGACGGCGTTCGGAGATACTGGAACACCACCGGCGGCACGCTCGCATCCGGTGGCACGCTCGACCTGACCATCCGAGCCGAGAGCCCGGGAGCCGACTACAACGTTGCCATCGGCACCATCACGTCGATGCTCACGACGCTGGTTGGCGTCACCGCGACGAATATCGACAACGGGTCGGGAACGTGGGCGACCACGCAGGGGACCGACGAGGAGTCCGACCCCCTACTCAAGCAGCGCTGTCGCTCGCGCTGGGCAGTGCTTGGGATCGGAGCCAACTCCGACTGGTACCTATACTGGTGCCGCAACGAGCATCCTTACGCCGCCCAAGTCACCCGCGTCCTGGTCGAGACTGACCCGTACGGCAACGGTAACGTCATTGTGACCATTGCAGGTCCGGACGGTGCGCTGAGCGGAACAGTGGTGGGCGTCGTCAACAGCTGGATCCAGGCGCGCAAGCCGCTCTGCACCAGCGTCACCGTCCAGAGCGCCGGCAACCAGACAATCGACCTGACCGGAACCATCTTCGCGTTCGCCGGCTTCGGCGGCACCGCGAAGGCCGAAGCCCTCGCGGAGCTCCAAACGTACCTCCGCACCCTATCGATCAACGGAACGGCCTACCTCACCCAGCTCGTCGACGCTCTGCAGTACAACACCGCCAAGGTACGCAATACCGATCTAACCGCCCCGGCGGCTGACGTGGTGCCCACCAGCGGCTTCGTTTGCGTCGTTGGCACGTCCGCCGGGCTGACGGTCACCGAGGTCTGATGTCGACCTTCGTCGAATACGCAACCGAGGTGCTCTCCCCTCCCCGGCTCCGCGGCCCGTGGGGGACGAAGTGGGTCACCGCGTTTGCGGCCGAGTACGACTGGCAGAAGAAGCGCCTGACTCAGAGCGTGCTGGTGCGATATCCGGAGTACGCCCCGTCGGACGCGCTGGCGCTGATTGGCTGGGAGCGCCAGATCCAGCGTGCCCCAGGCGAGTCCTCGGTGCTCTACGCCGTGCGCCTCCGCGATGCCTGGGTGACGTGGACCTGGGCGGGCACTGGCCCTGGGATCCTGGCTGGCGTCGCCTCGTGCGGCTTCGCGGCTCCGCGCTGGAACCTCGACGACTGGCCGACCAACTGGCCCGAGACATCCGAGGGCCACGTCTGGCTCGCTCCAGTCCGAATCTTTGCGACCCCGCCCGACGATGGCGACCCATCGCAGTGGTCACGGTTCTGGGTCATCATCGACTACTACGCCCACACCGGCGGCGATGTCGCCCACGTCCGAGACGACCCGACCTTCATCCGCGGAGACAGCCGCTACGGGACTGCCTGGGGGGCGAGGGGTACCAAGCTGTCGGCTGGTGAGTGGCAGACTCTGAAGCGCTCGATCCGCAAGTGGCGCGGAGCTGGCGAGACCTGTTTCGAGGCCATCTTCATCTGCTCGGATGGAGGCATCTACGACGTCCGCGGGCCGTGGTGGCGCCGGGGAGTCGCTGGGCCAACTCGAGGAGCCCGCCTCGTGCGGGGGACCGTCGGCGAGGAAGGATACACCGAATCATGAGAATCCTCACTGGCGAGGACTGGGTCGACGTAGTCGTCTATGAGCCCGCATCGGACCCCTACGGGCCGCACGTCATTGATGGCCCAGCCGGCGACCTTACGAGGAGAACTGGCTATCTGAAGGCGCGACTGAGCGGCACCTACCTCTGGCTGCCGTACTACTTCAGTGGCGACACTCCGCAGCTCGGCGAAGCGGTCTGCATGGGGGCGTCGAACAACGAAGTGGTGACCCGCGCCGTCGCGGCCGCACTGGCCCAGGCCGGGCTCCCTCTCGGCATCGTGTGTGGCACGGCAGACGGGAGCGTTGTGCCAGTCGCGATTGCTGGCTTGATCCCGTACACCATCACTGGGCTCGGATCCGGCGACGCGGGCGAGCTCGTCCGTGTCGACACGGCTGACGCAACAGCGCTGCGCGGTACAGCGGAAGGCACCAACTACATCCTTGGCCGCGCGAACCTTGGCGGCACCCTCCAACTGATTCCCGACCAGTACGTGGTCGCGGCGTGAGGCGTTGAATGGCGACCAAAGACATCACTCCTGTCGGTACAACTTGGCCGACGTTCAAGTCCGTCAAGAACCTCGAGACCTACGACGCAGCCGATGACGAAGCTGTCGCGCAGGCGCAGGCCAACGCGGCCAAGTGGCTGCAAGAGCGTGCGACGCGGATCAAGGACCTGGTCAACGACACCGACGCAACCACGTACAACGGAGCCGGCTCCGACTCCTGGCAGGACACCGCGATCGAGACCACGCTCACCATCACCGCCGGGGACATCCTCACGGTCTGGGCCAGCTTCGAGGCGATTGTTGCAGGTGATGCCGCCGACCAATACGCCTACTTCCGAATCAAGATCACGGACGGGGCGACGACCACGTCTCGAGAAGCGGCGATCGATGCACCAGCCGCCGGCGCGAGCTTCGCCAACTTCACGCTGATTGGGCAACGGCAGATCAACGCCACCGGAACGGTCACCATCACGCTTCAGACGAAGAACTCGCACACAACGGTTCAGGCGAACATCGCGTCCGGCGCAACCATTCTGCCCATCGTCGAGCGACGTAAGGCCGACGACGCCTGATCGGAGGACACCATGATCACTCAGCTTGACGCTGCGGAATTCTCGAAGACATTCGCCTCGGCGGGCGCGCTCACCGAGGACATCAACCTCTACGAAGAAGGCGGAAACAAGGTCCCGCGCCTGGTTCGAATTGGCACCGGCGGCACGTTGCACGTCGTCTACGCCGGAGAGGTTCAGGACACGATTACCTACCAGAGCGGAGATGTCGACGCGATCAAGGCATTCGTTATCAAGGCCGACTCCACCGCCGAAATGATCACGGTGTACTGGTGATGTTTGGCTCACGACTCAACGGTATCCTGCGGACTCCGTTCCAACGCCTGGGTAAGCACATCGGCAAGTTGGCCGCTGCGACGTTGTTCCTGGCGGGCGCTGGCACTGGCCTGTACTACGTGACCAGCGTGGACAGCGGGCCGGTCGGGGCGTCCATCACCAGCCCCGCGGACAACAGCACGCAGACGACGGATTCCGACGGGTGCTCCAATGGATTCACCACCGATGTCGTCGTGCGCACCAACGCTGCAGACGGCACCGATGCGATCCTCACCGCCGACGGTCTGCGCGTGGCGGAGGCCTCCGCCTCCGGTGGCTCGGTCACCTTCACGTCGGTGATGCTCGGTACCCGCGGCAAGCACGTGCTCGTCGCGAAGGTGGCGGGAGCTCGCGCGGTGTCTGTCGTCACCGTGGCCTGCGCGGACCATGCGACGTGCCGGATGCTTGGCCCGACCTGGTCGCCGGACACGCCCGGGCTCAACGGGCAGCCTCGAGGCTACGACGCCGGCGCCGAAGCAGAGGCAAGCCCGGAGTCCGTGTGGACCTCACAGGGTGGAGACAGGACGAGCTCGGCGGGGTCGCCCTACCAGTACAAAATTGATCTTTTGACTGGCGTCGGAGTGGGGTCGAAGGTCGAAGTCTACGTCGATGGCACGAAGACAGGCGAAGCCTACCGGCCCACCGGCGGGACTCGCATGCAGATCGCCGGCGTTCCGATCGGCGCCGACGACGGGGACCACACGGTCTACCTGAAGTGCGTTGGCACTGACGGCTCCGTGGGATTCTCGACGCGCGCCCTCGTTGCGACGGACACGAAGCCTCCCCAGCTCACGACGCTGACGCCCCAGGCTGGAGATACGGTGCACGTGGCCGCCGGCAAGCTCCGCGTGTGCGTGTCGTCGACGTCCTCCGATGCCCTTGGGCTCTCCGCGGACCTCGGAGACGCTCAGTCGAATCTGTGCGTTGCATTCGGAACGTCCACTCCAGCGTGCGCCGCGATGACCGCTGGAGGATCGTCGGCGTACTGGACGTCCAGGGACGCGTCGGTACCGGACGCCACCTCGCTGTGCAACGGCGCTCTGACATGTCCGTGCCCTGGCGCGCCGGAGATGACGTGCACCGACAGCACGCAGTCGCCCAACGGCGCATGCGTCGAGCTCGACTGCCCGGGGACTGCACCGTTCGACCTGCGCGTCTCGGTGTACGACGCGGTCCGCAACGTCAGCACCAAGACGATCCAGGCCGTGAGCTGCTGGGGTGTCACCGGGCCGAGCGTTGAGATCATCGATCCGATAGGTGGCTCTCGCCTCGAGGTGGCCGCAGACATCGCCAAACGCGTGCTCGCGAACAACGGCCCGCGGCGCGACGAGGATCTGGGGACCACGGGCGCGCAGTACACGGTAGTTGCGTGCACGAACGCAGACGTGGGCTCAACCGCGACGCTCTACTCAGGCCGCGGCGAGACCCTCGCACAGACCGCCACGACCAGCGTGTCGGCCGCTGATGCTGGCGCCGAGGTCTGCCCGACGTACCGACCGTACGAAGCCCGCTTTGCCGGCGCCACGCTTCCCGAGTCCTGGGTGGATGGGCTCGGACGACTCAAGACCGCAACTCGCCTGCGCGTGGACGTCGACGGCGGGGAAGCCGGCGTTGGTGCGAGCCCAGTCGTCGACTTGTGGGTCGATTCGATCCTCCCCGAACTCGCCCTCGAGGGCCCCGTGGGATGCGGGGAGACGCTGCCGGAAGCGGGGGCCTATCCGCTCCGGATCCGGTCCAGCTCACTGCCCGTCGTCGTGACGGTGACGAACGCCAACGGAACGCAAACCTACATGGGGCTCGGTCACGAGCCGGAGATGTGAAATATGAAGACCACCGACCTGACCACCATCACCGCCGTCGGCGTCCTGACAGCGGCGCTCGTCGTGTTCCTGGCAGGCGTAGGAATCACTGTGCCGCTGTGGATTCCGGCGTGCGTGCCGCTCGCGACGGGGCTGATCATCTTCTCGCTCAGGGCCTACGTGGCATTCGTCGGTGCCGACAACACTACCGTGGACGAGCGCCTGGAACTCGCGATCAAGCTCGTCGAATCGGTGCGCAAGATGCGCGACACCACGCCGGCAGCGCTCCCCACCGCGAAGGCGATCGACGAGTGGATCGCGAAGGAGTCCCCGACCAAGAAAGAGCCGACGAAGCCATGACCGACCGCTGGGCCGACCACGTTGCTCGAGCAAAGGCTGGCGACCGCCGTGCCGCGGCCGAGCTCGTCGAGGGCAACCTCGGCCTGGTGCATCGCAGCGCTGCGCGACTCGCCGGATACCAAGTCGAGCACGAGGATCTCGTCGCCGAGGGTGTCCTCGGTCTGCTCGAGGCCGTCCGGGTCCACGATCCCGAAAGGGACACCTCCTACACCACGACTGCGATGTACTGGATTCGACTGCGGCAGCTCGACGCCGTACGGGCATCGCGCACAATCGGAACGGTGGGCCGCACGTCGCTCGCTGCACGGTTATGGTGGGCGCTGCCTGGGATGTGGGACGAGGCCCAACAGACGCCGGATCCAAACCGCTCGATCTCGGACGCCATTGCCGCAAGGACTGGCCACCGACCCCGGCACGACCACGCCACCGCAGCGGTGCAGGCGGCAAAGATGACCTCGGTCGACAGCGACGACATTCCGATCCCTTGCACTGCGGATCCGGAGCGCGAGATGGCGCGCGCGGAACTGGCCCATCTGGTGCGATCCGCAGTGGATCGTCTGCCACCCGATGAGCGTGAAGTCGTCGTGCGGACCGTGATTGGCGACGAGACCCTAACTGACGTCGGCTCGCGCACGTCGTGCGGACCGCGCGCTGCACGCATGCGTATGAGCCGCATCCGCGACCGGGCGCTCAAGCGTCTGCGCGCAGAGCTGAGCGAGGCTGCATAATGCGATCCGAGTGTGGGATCCCAGAGAACGGTGGAAGGGGTTGCGTCGAGAACGACCGACTCGAAGCTCTCGAAGCTGAACAGCGCCGCGAGCGTCTCTGGTGGGAGGAATTGCGAGAAGCGTTCCGGGCGCAGAACTCCGAAATCGGAGGCCTGAAGGAAGCGGTCCACGGCCTGGAAGGTGACATGCTCGACCAGGTGGCCGCGGTCGCGGGAGTCGTGGGCGAGATCCGCGGGCTCAGGCGTGACATGAGGATCGCTCCGCGACTCCCGCTCGTGTCGATGCCCGATTGGGATCCCGACGAGCCGACGTTGAGCGGTCGCGAGCCCGAGGCCGCGGCCACCGTGTGGAGGGCGCGCGCAATAGACCGGGACGACAAGGTAGCGGAGCTGCAGGCCCTGCTCGCAGCTGCTCGAGCGACCATCACCGCGACGGAGGCCGAGCGTCGGCGCAACTCCGAGCGCGTGGACAAGGCTGCGAAACGCGAGTGGACGAAGTGGGAAAAAATCGGGGCAATCATTGCCGCCGTCATCGTCGCGATCATCACGGCGCTCGGTAGTGGTGCTGGGATCGCTCAACTGTTTGGAGGCTGATCATGTCGAGGTTTCGAAGTCTGATTCTCATGGTGTTGGCGTTGATGGTGACACTTCCCTCGTGCTCGCTCTTCACGGACGCGTGTGACATCGCAAAGCCACTCATCGAACGCGGTGAGGCGATGCTCCCCGAGGCGAACACGGCAATCGCCCAGGCGTCCGCGATGGTCTCGACCATGCCGGATGGCACGGCCAAGACGCGGGCTTTGGAGGCGCTGCGTGATGCGTCGATGGGCCTGCGGATTGCCCAAGAGCTGCTCGACGGCGCCAGGGAGCAGTGCAACACGCCTGACCTCGCAGCGGTGTTCCGTGCCTTCGCGACGGCGTGGGATGTGCTGCGGCCGTTCGTCGGCAACACCGGGGGCGCCGGCGGATACGTCCCGGATCCGAAGGCGTACACGGTGGGGATGAGCAAGTGATGCCCCGCCAACCCCGCGTGCTGAAGTGCAACGGTCTCGTCCCCACGCCCCGCGGCGTGGCCCCCTACGGCGTCGCGACCTACCGCGCTGGTTCTGTGCCCACCGAGTGCACCGAGCTGACCAACTTCGTTCGGCGCGGAGGCGACCAGAGCATCACGGAGACCTGCGTCGCGTGGGCGTATGCCGGCGCGATCTGGACGCTGCTCGGCATCCTCGGTCTGCCGCGTGTGTGGGCGTCGGTGCTCGGGATGTACTATCTCACGCTCGCCAAGACGCACGACGGCGACAAGAGCAAGATCGTGGACCTCGGGTGCCGCATGCCGGACATGGCCGCGATGCTTCGCGAGGCTGGGTTTGCCATCGACGCGGACTGGCCGTTTCGGGTTAGCAAGGTCTGTGTGGAGCCCCCGTGGGACGTACTCACGAAGGGCTTGCGCAACGACTGGCTACGCCCCCGTCGGGTGCTTGCGTACGGCGGCGAGCTCGAGGCCATCATCAAAGCAACGCTGTCCGCGCCGGGCAGGGCTGCGCGTCCAGTCATCCGTGGCATCCGTGTCGATCAACCCTACCTCGACTGGATGCCCGGGGACCCGCCGTGGACGCTCGACGAAGACGGCGCCAAGGGCAGGCACGCGGAGTTGTGCGCGACGTACGACGCGGAATCATTGGGCAAGGTGTCGAGCTGGAATGACACCTACGACCGGCGCGAGTCCTGGCGCAACGTGCGCGAGGACCACGACTCCGAGACGTGGATCGTGGACGTCGACGTGGAAGCGCTGGTGCACAACCTCAAACTCATGGGGGCGCTTCGATGAAAAACACCTGGCTCGACTACCTCGGACTCGCAGCGGTCGCGGGCGCCATGCTCTGGCTCCTGTCGATCGTGGGGTGCTCCTCGCATGTCGTCCACCCTTCCCCAGGCCTCGATGCGTGCCCCGCTGCGTGCGGGATGATGCACGAGCTCGAGTGTCGGGAGGGCAACGACGTCGAGCAGTGCACGGCCGACTGCGAGCGGCTGTCCCGGCTGGGCTACGTGTGGATCGGTCCGGAGTCGGGGCCTCAGTGCGTCCTAGCGAGCGACGGGACGGTCGACGGCGTGAGGGGATGCAACGTGCGGTGCGAGCGGTAGGTCAAAACGGGTTAGTGTTGCAGTCAGCGACTGTTTCCCCCGTGAGGTTTTCTGGACACGGTTCGGGCTGGCACTCGCAGTAGTCATGGTCCGATGGATCGTCTGGATGCCCGGGATAGAGGACGCAACACTCCCCGGTGCACGAGGTTGTGTCCTTCACGATGTCTGCAAAATCGGTGCGGATATCATTGACCGATTCCGCACAACTGCAGCCCCCCGGACTAATGCCACCAGTCCAGATAACACATTCCCAGGGACCTGGCTTCTCTGCCGGATCGTCGTCGCTGGAGCAGGCGATGAGCGACACTCCTATGGCGACCAGTATGAAGTGAGCGAACCGCATGATCGGCGCATGTAACACACTGGAAGGATAGTGCCTATGGTGAAGGTCCGCGATCTCGAACCCCAACTGCTTCGCATCGAGGAACCGGGGAAGCGCTACAGGTACGTCGACGCGCTCGCCGAGGCCCAGGGCATCCGCTTCGAATGCCCGCAATGCGGCAACCACCAGGTCATCGTGTGGTTCAAGGGCCGCGGAGCTCCGGAAGAAGAAGTGCCGCTTCCCCGGTGGGCCGTCTCCGGGACAGGGATCGACGACCTCACGCTCGCGCCGTCGATCAACGTCGCCGGGTGCTGGCACGGATTCGTGCAGGGAGGCCAGATTCGATGAAAGACGTCTCTCCCGCAGCAACCTACGCCAGCCTCCTCCCGGACCTCGTTCAGGCCGGGCGCGACTGCGGCTACGCGATTGCCCCTCACGGGAGCATGGCGCGTGACCTCGACATCATCGCCGTCCCCTGGACCGAGGAGGCCACGTCGGCTGAGGCGCTGATCATGCGCCTGCTAAGCGTGACTGGTGGCTACCTCACCGATGGGAGCCGGAGCAAAGACGGCGAGTGGGAAACGGTGCATGGGGACGCGCCAACGAAGATGCCGCATGGGCGCCTTGCTTGGACGATTCATCTCGGCACGCACGGGAACCTGTTCCTCGACGTGTCGGTGATGCCGAGGAGGCAGACTTGAGCCGCTGGGCCTGGGTGGGTCTGCTCGCGCTGCGGCCGCACTTGGATTTCGAGCGTACTGGCGAAGCGTCGATGTCCGACGTGTGAGCATGTGGAGCCCGTATGACGATTCGATACTTCGGCGTTTGGGGCCATCCAGGCCACTACCTGTGGACCGCGGATGGGAGGCTGGATCGGGACGATCGTCGTCTCAGTCGCCTCATCGATGGAAACCTGGCCCCACAGCCGGAACGGCCCCGTCGGCCATACCAATCCGGTCCCCCGGTGCAACCGGAGGGCTTCGCCACGGTGACGCGCGTAGCTGGCCTGACCATCGTTGCATTCTGGGATCGTAGCGGCGACAGACGCTTTGGCAGCAACAGTGCATTCGTGGCCGACGGTGAGCACTGTTTCGACGAAGTAATGGCGGCCGCTCGCGAAGCATTCCCATCCATCTTCAAGCGCTTCACCTTCGAGGTCCACCAGTGAGCGCCCGCGGCATCGACGTCTCGAAGTGGCAGGGCAAGATCGACTGGCCCGCCGTGGCTCGGGATGGCGTCTCGTTCGCCTTCATTCGTGCGAGCCACGGCGACACCGATGACCCGCGCTTCATCGAGAATTGGCGCGGTGCAGTCGACGCCGGCATCATTCCCGGCGCCTACCACTACTACGAGCACCCGGGCGCTACGGCAGACATGCAGGCGCACACCTTCTGGGCGCAGCTCGCCAGCGTGTGGCTTCCGCGTGGCCCCCTGTACTCGCCCTGCCTCCCGCCAGTGCTCGACGCAGAGGAAGGCGCCCCTGGACCGGAGGCTCTACTCGAATGGCTCGAGGCCGTCGAAGGCGTGACGGGCCTATGCCCGTGGATCTACACCTCGACGGGATGGTGGACGCCAGCGATCGGTGCTGACGATCGTTTTTCGCGGCACCCACTCTGGGTCGCTCACTGGGGCGTGCAGAAGCCGGCAATTCCGAGGCCCTGGACCGATTGGATCGTCTGGCAGGCATCGAACGACGGCCTGGTAACGGGCATCACCACCGACGTCGACACGAACGTGTTCAACGGCAGCATCGACGATCTTCGGTGGATGGCGAGGCACGACTTGGCAAGTTGCGACTTGGGGACAGCATGACCGATTGGAGTGAATTCACAGCGGGCGCTTGAAACACCAGACCATTTGGTAGCCGCGGTGCATGGATGCCACCGAAGCCAATTCCCAACCTTCTCTACCGGCCGCATTGGCCTTCGCTTGCGCACCCTCCTCACCATCCTCGGCCGACGTACTGACGCAAAGGTACTCCCACCGCGTCATCGTCACCTGCTGCTGCGCGCTCGCCAGCGGCACAACGAAATGGGACGACGCGCCACCCACGGCGCACCCCACCAGGAAGACTGCGGCGATGGCGATCGGCTTGATGTGCTTGGTCATCGGCGAATCGTACCCGGCCGAGCGCCCTTGGTGAACGCCGAAGCCTTCCACCGGCCTCGCCCTTCCTCCGCCTCTCTGGCGGCCCCTCCACAGCCGAAAGGTGTCCGATGATCAACCAGCGCACCCCCCTCATCCAGATCCCTCGCCCGGAACTCGCCGACGATGTCCGGCGGTGCTGGGTAGCGAACGCCCTGTCGACGGTCGACGAGTCGACGATGGGGGCCAAGCTCTACCCAGGCGTTGGGCTCGAGGCCGGCAGCCTGGAGACCCGCCGTGCCTTCGAGGATCTGCTGGGCCCCGGCGCGTGGTGCCTCGACGTGCCCTATCACAGCTGGCGCGACGACGAGGGCAGGCTCCGAACCGAGGGTATCTCCACTTGCTCCATGACCGCGCTCGGGCTCGGAAGGCGTGTGCTGGTCGACTGCGAGGACTGGCTGGACGGGTACGCGGACGACATCGGCACCGGCCTCGGCGTTGGAATCGACTACGCGAAGACGTGCGGGGCGTGGCAGACGCCCGGGCACGGACTTCGCCCTGGTCCCAGTGCCATCATTCAGGTCGTCAAGCCGATGCACGTGGCCGTGGCGATTCGGTGGGACGGAGACGACCTCATCACCGCGGACGGTGGGCAGACGGGCCGCAAGGGGCTGCAGGCGTGCGCGATGCGGCGCCGACGGTGGGAGGTGCGGTCGGACGGGTGCTACCTGGGATCGTGCAAGGTCGACGGCTGGATCGAGGTGGACATGCTTGGCTACCGTGACGAGCTCGTCACTGTTCCGGAGGGGTGGCGGAACGTCGAGGTCTGACTCAACAGCAGATTGGCCGGATCGGCACGTCGCGGTGTTCGCGGATTGGAGAGTGCATCGAGGAAGTGCGCCAGCGGTGGGAGCTGTATCAGGGGCGCGTGCGGCTGGTCGACCTGCGGCCGGAGCACGGCGGGGCCTGGCGACACGTGCTGGGATGGGGGCGGTGGATTTGATGATGCGCCGGGGAGGGGTGATCACGGTGCCGGCAGGGTGGGGAGGCGTTCAGTGACGCGGAACGGCCTTTGACGTGGAACCCATCGACTTGGGTTGAGGCTTGGGCGCTTCGCAGGTGAGGCGACGGGTTGTTACCCTCTCCAGCCTTGCTGTTTCGCCAACTCGAAGTAGTCAACCCTGTTCTTCCGAGCGAGTTCCAGCGTGGCGCCTGTCCCAACCTCAACGCAGGACTCAAGGTGCGCCAGCGGTAGCATCATCTTCTCGGGCGGCTTCTGCCCATCCTCCATCAGCCAGAACTCGACCTCCCAAGTTGTCTCGTCGATGTTGGCAACCCTACCAAAGAACGAGGCCTTGCCGTACTGCTTCCGGTATTCTTCTTTGATCGTTGCTGTAGCCATGATTCAACGGATAGCAGAAACCCGACCAGCGCGAAATCACCCCACCTTGAACCCCTTCCACCGCTCCGCCGCTTCCCGCGGGTTGTTCACCTTCTCGACGACCCGGAACTTCCCCCGCACATAGAACCCGCCGATCTCGAAGCTCTCCTCCTCCTCGGCCGGCTCGAGCACCATCATCCGGTTCGAGTCCTTCCCGCTGAACGCGATCGCGGCGCGCCCGCGGAATTCGCGCACCACCCCATCCACGACCTTCCCCTCCTTGCCCGTCACCTCGAACCCGTCGACCTTCACACGAAAGCTTCCGCCGGGCTTGTTGCCGATCCGGAGGCGTAGGTCAGGCTCGCGCTCCTCGGGCGCTGGCGCCTTCCCCACGGCCTCCTCGCGCTCGCCTCGAGGCTTCGGCCCCCTCCGCATCACCCGGAAGCTGGCGACGTCGCGAGGGTCCAGCAGGTAGCTCCCGCCGCGCTTGATCGCGGGGAGGCGGTGAGCGTGGATTGCCTGACGCACTGCAGACGACGTGACGCCGAGCTCGGCGGCCGCTTCGGTGATGGTCATCGTCGACGCCGCGGACACCGCCCCCAGGTCCAGCGTGCCCGCCTGAACGCGCTTGCGCCCGAGCAGGTCCAACATGACGTGGTAGACCGGATCGGCGAACACAGCCACCGTCACGGCGCCGTGGTGGGGGAACATCGTCTGGTCGAGTAGCGGGTTCTCCTTGCCGTAGACCAACGCGGTGAGCTCGGCCTCCGAGACGTTCGGATCGTTGGCACCATCGACGACGCGGGCGAGGAACGCCGCAACGGCCTTCGACGGGCGCGGGTACTCGAGCGTTTCGCCGGTGATGGTGTTGTGCTTGTCGATCTTGGTTGCCATGACGCGCTCCTTCGTACGGGTCCGGAAAGGGGGAGAGAAGGGGCCCGCCCCTCCGAGCGGGCCCCCATCTCACTCGGGGCTAGACAATCTCGGCGACCCCTAGGTACCGCAGGAAGATGGCTTCCTGTCGGTAGTGCTGCTTGGCGAAGTCTGCGACTTCCTTCAGCAGCCCCCCTTCCGTTATCGAGTTGATGGCGATCCGGTAGACCAGGTTGGTGTCGCGGTAGGTGCGACCCTGGTCTTCCCAGACCCCCTCGATTGTTTGAGCCTCTCGACTCAGGCCACCGAACCGTTCGAGGATGAAGCTCTCGAAGGCCGCATGGTGGTTGGGGGTGAAGTGGTCGCCGTCATTGTCAGCGACCGGGATGAGGATGGTTACCTCGACCATGTCTAGCTCCGTTTTCAAGGACCTCCCGGTTCCGCCGGGTCGGTGTCAGGTTGCCCCGACGAGAAGAAACATAGGTCGAGAAACTGTTGGTGTCAACAGTTTGGGAAAGAAAGTTCGGGGTGGGGCGTCAATTTTTCGTGTCGCGCTCGTGGTAGCCTCGCACCATGAGATGGGTCGCGTTGACTCTGCTGACGATGGCCATGCCTGGGTGCGGCGGCAAGCGCATGGAAGTGCGAGACAGCGACGTCGTTGCGTGGAGCGGCGCGCACATCCAATCGCTTCAAGTTCATCCCCTGTTCTCGACGATGCCGCGCTCCACCGCCGATGTTGCGGGCGGCTTCGAACTGTGGACGTACCACGAGTGCCGGAAGCGATCGGTCGAATGCTCGACAACAGCACCCAATCAATTCACAGGTCGAACAAACACGGTCTGCTCCGGCGGGGGTGAGTCGTGTTGTCATCACCAGTTCTTGATCAACGGCGCGCGGGTCGAATGGTACCGGCCGGTGGGACGTTGCGGCACGGATTGCAGGTCCCGTCCACAGCAGAGCTGCGCCCAGCCCATCCGCAAGGACGACAAGTGGGGATACTGAGCCGAAGCGTGCAAGTTGGCGCGGCGCACAGGGGCGGTCGATTTCACGCAACCGATCCTCGACCTCCTGTCGAGCGATGAAGGGCGGTGCCGGCGCCAGCGAGCACGTCGAATGTCACTAGCCCAACGCGGCCATCTCTTTCCGAAGCCAGCGATTGGAAATCTGGCCAAGCCGGTCACGGTCACGAGCCAGGACGAGAACTCCATCGTCCACGAAAATGTGGTAGCGGTCGGTCGCCCTCTGGCGCTTGTCCAGAATCTCGCGGGCCCTTTCCAAGTACTTGCCTGGTGCGGCCTCGTCGGGTTCTCCCAGCGTAAGGTTCTGCAACAGCATGTCGTCGACGTCATCAAATCGCACGGTGCACCTCCTTCTAGCAAGAATCGTCGCTGGGACGATTTCACGCAACCGATCCGGCAGCCGTCCGATAGGAGGGCATGACCATCACCTTCGAAGATACCGCCCGCGCCGGCGGCGTGCTGCTCGTTGACTTCCCCCACCGCCAGATCGCCATCATGGTCGCGCTTGTTCAGGGGCCACGGGGCACCGACCTGTTGTGGACGATCGACGGGTCTACGACTTGGAGAACCCGCCCCGGCCAGGCGTAAGAGACATCCAGATATCGCGAAGATGCCGATCCTGGTACGCTCCTACTCACGGTCAACCTGGGCCGCGGAGGGGGTATCGATGACTTGTCGACTCGCGGTAACGATTGTTGGCGCATCCGTCTTCCTTGGCGGTTGCTGCTGCGGGAAGTCGAAGTCGAGCGATACGAAGTCGATGCAACCGGCCGCAACAGCGACAGTGGAGAGGCTTCCCTTGGCAGGAAAGGCGGTCCCCGCCCCCGCGAAGCCGTCCACCCCGAAGCCGACAAGAGCGGGGTCTGGGATGCTTCGATGCTGCGACGGAACGTTGTCCCCTTCCTGCTCTTGTGGGGGACCGCGACGGGGATGCTGTTCGCGTCACAAGGGCGTGTGCGGCTGCGACAGCTGACGGCAGGCTACCGCTCCCCGTCCCGCCACCACTTCTGGCCCGCCTTGCCGCGCAGGTCCCTAACCTCCTGGAGCTCGCGGACGCCGAGCGCTCGAGGCGGGCGGTCCCATCGCGATCACCTCACGCATTGCGCCGCATTTCGATGATTGTACACATAGTGTAAAGATGGATGTTGACATGCGCGCCTGTGAGGCGCATTATCCTCTACCGCGATGGAAGTGCTCTTCCTTGACCGAAGCCTCGATCGCTTGGAAACGGATCCAAGGTTCAACGCGGGGTTCACGCAGGCGATCGTCCGTTCATATCGGAAGACCATGCAGTTCATTCGAGCCGCTCCGGACGAGCGGTCCCTTCGACAGATGCGGTCGTTTCGTTTCGAAAGACTGAAAGGAAGCCGAGTTGATGACTATTCGCTGCGCCTGAACGACCAGTGGCGACTCATTGTGAGGCTCAACAATGGCACCGAGGCTCAGGCGAAGGTCATCACCATCGTGAGGATCGAGGACTACCACTAGGGGTAAGAACGATGGACCAGCGCATTCCCGCAGAAGTTTTCTCGCCCGGGGAGTTCGTGAAGGACGAGCTTGAGGCACGCGGCTGGACGCAGGCCGATCTCGCAGAGATCCTGGGCCGGCCAGCGCGACTGGTCAGCGAAATCATTGCCGGCAAGAAGCATCTCACGCCAGAAACAGCCCATGGGCTGGGCGCCGCATTCGCCATGGACCCACAGGTTTGGATGAATCTTGAGAGCGCCTACCGGCTATCGCGGGCGCGCGCACCGGGCGATGTCGTCGGCCGCCGCGCCCGCCTTTATGCCAAGGCCCCGATAAAGGAATTGCTTCGCCGAGGGTGGGTCGAACCCACCGACAGCATCGACGTACTTGAGCAGAGGGTGATGAGCTTTCTCGAAATGTCGTCGCTTGACGACGAGCCGCAGTTCAGCGCGGCCGCTAAGAGAACCGATTACAGCGAGCAAGCGTCGCCATCGCAGATCGCGTGGCTTTGCCGTGCCCGTCAGCTTGCGCGCGAGATGGTGCTCCCGACGTACTCGGAAAGGGCACTCCGCGAGAGTCTCGACAGACTGCGAGCATTTTTGACCGAGCCGGAAGAGGCGCGTCATGTACCGCGAGTTGTTGCCGAGTGTGGCGTGCGGTTTGTAATCGTCGAGTCGCTACCTGGATCGAAGATCGACGGCGCCTGCTTCTGGCTCGACGAAGAACGTCCAGTCATCGCGATGTCCATGCGCTTCGACAGGATCGATAACTTCTGGTTTGTGCTTCGTCATGAACTGGAACACGTCCTGCGAAAGGATGGGCGCACGGAAGCCATAGTCGACGCGGAACTAGAGGGCGACAACGCCGGCACCGGAACCGAGTTGCCTACCTCGGAACGAGCGGCGAACCGCGCTGCTACTGATTTTTGTGTTCCTACAAAGCAGATGGACTCGTTCGTTGCTAGGAAGAGCCCATTCTTTTCTGAAGTGGATCTTGTCGGTTTCGCTAGGGTGTTGGGTGTTCACCCGGGGATCGTCGCCGGGCAGCTTCGCCGACGCATCAATAAGTGGAACGTGTTTGGAAAACACCTTGTGAAGATCAGATTTGCAGTGCTCCCATCGGCTACCGTAGATGGATGGGGAGAGGTGACGGCGTCCGTCTAGGCGTCCGTCTAGGAGATGCTATGGTACCGTACAACGAGCAGTTGCAGACGCTCTATCATCGCTTCGAAAAGGAGCGCGGCGGCACTCCTGCGACGCCTCGCGAAGTAGTCGAGTGGGCGATGGCGAATGGCCTGTTGCAGGCACCCGACGTGGATCCTGTGGCGTTGCTTTGCCGCGACATGGCGAGGGCACTTCGGGAGGAGTATCGGACAGACGACACAGGTAGGAGATTCCGAGTAAACCATTCGGTTACCATTACGAGCGGCGGCGTACAGTCGTCCTTGTGGGCTGAATTGGACGTCGCGCCGCGCGAACACATGGTCAAAGCATTCGGGCAGAGACGCAGGCAGATCGTTGGCGATTGCGTTCAGCTCAAGATCGATGTCGACGTCTACAACGACAAGCACATGGACGTTGCGCCCATTCAGATGGTGCTGGACTTCACGGATGACGTTGCGGAGATCCAAGCGGCTTCGGGGACGAGGACAGCGGCCTAGAAGTCTGGAACGAACCTCCCTGCTCGCGGCACCACGGCTACCTTCGCCCAGGATCCAAGCCTGGCAGCCCTTCATGTCGCCCGAGCCCCGCGTGTGGAAGCGTACTCCTGGACGGCCGCGACGCAGACAACGCACCCTGTTCTCACCGTTACTCCAACCCAACCTTCCGCACCGTCGGCACCGTTCCACCGCTCCCAACAAGCATGGGAGACACCCACCGCAGCGCCCTCGTCGTGCGTCCCTTTCCGGTCAGGTACGTGTGCCAATGGGCCCGGCGGACGTGAGGGCGAGGGGAGGCGTGCGTGCCCCCTTCTGGCTCGCTTTCAGCCGCCCGCGTCGCTCCGCGCAGAGCTGCGCCGATCCGGACACCGACGTCCCACAGCACCGGCGCATCGGGAGCGACCAGACGCATCCCCTTGTTCGTCTTCTTCGGCTTGGGCCTGACGGGACGGGCGTCGCCTGCGTAGTCGGCGTCGTCGCTGCAGATGTAGAGCAGGAGCGAGAGAAGCGGCCGAACGACCTCCGCAACATCCGCCGCGATCGGGCGGGGCCCGATCCACGCAGGACTGCCGGCCTTCTGCCATTGAATGGCGGCCTCCGCCTCGAACGCGTGCAGCGCATCCTCCAGCGCCCCTTCAACGAGGTGCAGGATGATCGGCGTCAGCTTCGGAACGCCGCCGACATCCGAGTCCGTGATGATGCGCAGCTCCGAGCGGCCGTCACCCGCATCCCACTCGAGGTGGGCGAAGAACCCGAGCATCTCTGGGGCGAGCCACGGCGTTTCGACGTACACGCACCACTCCGGGAGCCTGTGGAGCACCTCGCGCGGAAGGTCTCCCGTGATCGGTGTGTCGAGCAGAGCGCGAGCGAGATCCTCATCGAAGCGGTAGATGCCCTTGCCGGGCCGCCACGCTGCGAGCGCCCCAAGCTCGGCGATGAGGTGGGCCTGGTCGAACGGCACGCGGTTGTCCCCGCCGCCGCTCACGATCGCGTATGAGGCCGCGAGAGGGGCGTAGCACCAGTTCGGCCACTCGGGCAGGCCTCGGCCTCGGTCAGCGCGGAACTCGTCGTACGTTCGCCAGAACTTCGGGAACAGTGCGGAGATGCGTTGGAGGTGTTGGGCGGGGCGTGGGGTGTCAGGCATCGTCGTCCATCATCGTTGCCAGCGATCCCGACCGACCGCAACAGGGTCCGGACACTGAGAGGCTCTTCCGCTGCGACCACAGCGGCCCGGTTACTCAAGCAATCCGACCAGGCGCAGTTCCGCTTCGACTGCCGCCCGCTCTCTGCGCATGTCCGCGCGGTCCAGGATCGTTGAAACGTAGCACCCCGGTCCAGGCACGCCCGGTCTCGCGCTGGCTGGGTCGAGTCCGCGGGATCGCAAGATTCGGCGGATGGTGGCGAGACGACGACCGCTGACGTATGTGCTGAGCATGGCGTTCTCCTACTCGTCGTCCGACCTCACCCACTCGCCGTCCACGAGCTCGCGGACCTCGAACCCGCAGAGCAGATTCCCGCCGGGGTGCGCCGCGTGGAGGTCCGCGTTCGCGATCTCGACTGCCGCCCGGGCGGCGTCCTCGGAGTCGTATCGCTCGCGGGGGCCGCTGTCTTCGAGGGACGTGGACCAGTACACGCACCACTCGCCGTCCGTGCAGGGCTCGCCTGCGCGCTCTCGGAGCTTGCGCGCGAGGTAGTCCTCAGCGTCCTCGCCAGGTTCGCCCTCACCGAGGCGATCGGCCAACTCCTCAGCCGCAGCCACCGCCTCCTTGCGGGTATCGTAGGCCGTGTCATCGGCCTCGTCGCTCCCGCCAGCCTCGTCCGAGGTCTGGACGTACCAGCGGACACCCGCCTCTCCAACCCTCACCTCGCCATCGCAAGCGCCCTCGCCGTCGTCCGAGGGGAAGGTAGACACGTAGGCAGCGACGGACTCCCAGCGGGTCACATCCTCTTTCGTCGCGGGCTCCGCGTCGGGACGGGTCCACTCCGACCGGTCCTGCGTGTGGCAGGGGGCGTGACACGCGCCGTGCCCGCTGCTGCCATCGGCAGGGTGTCCGCAGGCGAGGCAGCAATCGTCAGCGTCCACGCCTTCGTCCTCCTCCTCGTCCTCCTCAGGATACATCTCATCGATCAGGGCATCCCACGCTCTCGCCACCGCATCGGCTCCGCAGGCCTCGATGGCCTCGTATGTGTCGGAGTCGCCCGCGTCGTGAGCCGACTGGAGCCAGCCTGCGACGGCCTTCGCTCCGTCGCGCTCCACTGGGGTCTCGTCTGCGCGGGACATGTCATCGGCGATAAGGGTGCGGGCGAGGGATTTTGCGGTGTTCGTGCTCATGGACTTCTCCTTGGTCTTTTGCGTCCTCAAGCCCCGGGCCGAAGGCTGCGGGGCGTAGCGGGAGAGGGTGGGGCTACTCCTCAGCGAGCCTATCTCGCACGCTGGTCAGGTGCTCAAAAATGCCCTCGACCTCGTGTCCCTCGGCATTCGCTGCCGATTCCTCACGCTCGGCCAGTTCGGCGAGCTGCTCGTTCGTGGTCTCGACAGTGATGCCGAGCTCCTGCTCGACGTTCACCGGCTCGTACCAGTCGCCCGCGTGCCAGGGCGGGGAGATAATCTCGTGGTCACTCCACGACCCGCCCTCGCATGTCGCCTGAATCGTCTCGCTCGCGGCCCTTGCATCGTCGTCCAGCTTACCGATGTGGTTGTGGCCATCCCACACGCTCTCGTAGCCGTCGCACACGATCGCGGCTTCGTCTGCCAACTCCTCGAGCAGCGCGTTCGCGGCGTCTGCGGTGAGACAAGGGATCGTCCAGCGAATGCAGCGGCGATGGTAGACGCGGAACGGGATCGAGTTGCCGATCTCACCGTTGTAGGAGGCGGACAACGTCCGCTCCTCGCAGTCGAGCTCGACGAAGCAGTCCTGCGGAGAGAACTGCCCCTTGTAGTGACAGAACAACGCGCGTTTTCCGGTGACGGGCTTGATGGTGACAGAAGGCTCGGTGTCCATGGTTGTGGTCTCCGTGTTGGTTCGGTTCGTGTTCGGCCTGAGGCCAGACGTTACCGCGTCGCTGGCCTCGTTCGTTGTTCCTTATGCCGCGTTGCGGTCGAGAAGAAGTTCTTTCCCCTTCGCCTTGTTCAGCTTCTTGGCGGTCAGCCGTCGCACCCGCGCAGCGATCTTGCTGGTATCGACGCCTTGATCGCGGAGAGCTGTCAGCCACTGGCGCATGGGCTTGTCCTGTTTCGAGCTGTTGCAGTGTCCGCACGCGGTGATCAGGTTGTGATGGTGGTTGGTCCCGCCGACCTCGCAAGGGACGATGTGGTCCAGCGTCAGGTAGTCGCCGTCCTCGGCACCAGCGCCGCAATATGCGCAGCAGAAGCCATCTCGGTGGTAGATGGCGAGACGTTTCTCGGGTCGGATCCACTTGCTGCCCTGTCCTGACTTCCGCCCTCTTGAGACACTGTTCATGCATACAGGTAATGCACTCTGTGAGCCAAGAAACAGCGTGTAATATTGAGTAGTTACGCACGTTTACCTACTCTCGCGTTGCGCTAATGCACTATTGAACTACCCTCTATTTCCATTATGCACTACGCGATAAGCGTAGTGTTATGGATGGGTTACGACGGTGTTTGGAGCGCGGAGTCTCTTGCGCAATGCAGGTATGCACACGCCGTTGCGAAGGTGTGCAGGTAGGTCATAGTTGCGAAAAGCGTTGAAAATGAAGGGGAGGTGTCGTTGAAAATATGTCACAGCGTCGAATCGGTTTTCATCCCGCCCATAGGGTCTGATAGGTAGAAGGAGGTCAACTTCGCGACGGGGCTTTACTTGGGCGGACGGGCATTTTCGATCTGAATACCTCTCTGCGCCAGGAAGGCCTCCGCTAACCTGCGCACGTTGCCCTCCCCAACATCGAGCTTCTCGACCAGCGCCCCATCTGGGTCGCGGAGCCCCTCGATCTGCTGCTTCTTCAGGCCGAGCACGTCCGCAACGATCGGGTCGCTACCGGTGTCCGCAAGGAGGTAGTACGCCACAACCGGATCGACTTGCCCGTCGCGGTACACGCGCCCCGTACACTGTTCGTGGACCCCGGGGGACCAGTCGAGTTCGCCGAACACGACCGTCCGACACGCGTTCTGGAGGCCGTCCAAGCCGGCGCCAGACCGCAGTGACATGATGAGGATCGGTGTCTCGCCCTCCAAGAATCGCTTGCGGGCGACATCCTTCTGAGACGTGCTCTCAGTCCCCGTGTACATCGCTGGGGCGAAAGCGCGCAGACGCTGGAGCCACACCGAATAGACGTCGCGGTGCCAGCCGTAGAGAACCACCCGCTCGCCGGAGTCCGCGAGCATGCGCACAAACTCCGCGACGAACGGAGCCTTCGCGAGCCCGGTGGCCTGGCGGAGTTTTACGTTCAGCTCGTCGCTCGCGAGCATCTTCTCACCGCGTGTCTCCTGGCCCTGGCGGAGGATGATGCGGGCGAGCTCGCTGGCAGCGTCCGCCACCTTGTCGAACACCGCGGGGTCCGCGTCGACGTGGTGCGGAACCTTGGTCAGAGCTGGGAGTTCCCGGCCGACGTCGGAGCGCGTGCGCCTGAGCATGAGCCCGGTCTCTCGCATGTAGCTACCGAACGCCTTGGGATCTTTGATCCGCGGCTTGTCGCTCGATCCGATGCACCACTCCTCGTTGAACTCCTCCCACGTCCCGAGGGCGCCGGGTCGTAGGCACTCCATCACCGCATGGAACTCGCCCCCGTAGTTGTAGATCGGAGTCGCGCTCAGCCCGAGGCGGAAGGCGGCTTTCTTGGCGACGTGATGAGCCGCTGCCCCCTTGTTGCTCTTCTTGCCCGTGCGGAGTTCCTGGCATTCGTCGAAGACGATGGAGCGCACCAGTGGCGCCTTGCGGGCCGGCGCGAGGGTGTCTACCCAGCCAGCCAGCTTGTGGTAGTTCGTGATGATCACGTCTGGGAACGTGCCTGCCAGCGAGAGCTGCTTCCCGCGCGCCCGGCCGAGCTGGGTCAGGTCGTACGGAGTCCCTTTCTTCAGGATGTGGGTACGCAGGCGCGGAGCGAATCGGTGGATCTCGTTCTCCCACTGCTTGGGGAGGTGGGTCAGGGTGACGACCAACGCTGGCAACGTCCGCGGGTCCGAGAAGATGCCGATCGCGCTCGCTGTCTTCCCGATCCCGACGTCGTCCGCCAAGAGCAGGCTCCCCGTCGCCAGGGTCACGCTTGCGGCCAGGCGCTGGTACTCGCGGAGCGGTATCGCCAGGTCGAACGCCAGCGGCTCAACCTGTCTCGAGAGCAGGGCGTCGACCAGCGCCATCGACTCCTGGTGGGCGTCCGCGCGAGCGTCGAGTTCCCCACTGGGGGTCACCTCCATCGGGTAACGCTGGAGGAACCATCGGAGTTCGAGGCTGACCTCCGGAGTCGCGCTCAACTTCACGGCACCGTGAGCTCGACCAGCCCGGGCGAACATACGCTTGAGCCGGAGCAGGACGTGAGGCTCGCACTCGACCACCCAGGTCTCGCCCTTCAACGTGACTGTTCCGTAGGTCCTCACAACATGCTCCGAGTCAGAACGACGATAGTGATCGGCTTGCCCGCGAGTTCGCGCGGGACGCTGCAGTGTCGTTGCCGCGTGGTCACCAGCACGATCGCCCGCACCGCAGGACTCAGCGCGTACCGGTGGAGTTGGCGCATGACGTCCGCGCTCGAGCCGTCCACCTTCACCTCGACTGCGACCCCTGGGCAGAGAAGGAAGTCGACCCGGCTTCGCTCGTCCAGGACGGCTTCGCGCTCGTAGGTCAGACCGGCGGCGGAGATCGCCTGCTCGATCCCGTCTTGGAGGTCCCTCTCGTTCGGGAATCTGAACTCGTGCTGTTCGAGTTCTGTCACCAGGATGGAGATGACTCTGCGTCGGAATTCCTGTTCGTACTCCGAGAGGGCTTGGAGGAACTTCTCGCGCCCATGTCGTCGTGTAACTATGATGTTCATCGCATTCCCCTGTACAAGCCCCAGGTCGGACGTATTCGCAGCTTCATGCTAGGTCCACCATCCCCACACCATTCTTCGGTATGTACTCGAGCGCCGTTCCAAATAGTCTGGCTGGAGCCCAAGCCAATGCGGCTCTCGTCGCCCGCAGCATTCGCCGTTTCGCCTTGCCCCGCCACTGCCGCCTGACGTGGTTCTCGAGAACGCGAATGTCGAGTTCGGTCATCCGGCGGAACCGGCGGAACCGTTTGGCCGAACAGATTGGGATGGTGAGGAGTTGCCCCGGATGGCGAGCCGCGTTCATGGCTTCCAAGTGCGTACGTGTGCTCACGCTTTCTCCTCCACCTTAGCCCACCCGACAACTTTGGTAATCGGGACCGGCGCGTCCTTCAGTTTCCCAAAACCTTCACACAGGTCGCATTCGACGATGACTGGATCCTGCCGTCGCTCGGTTATGGTTCGTGGGTCGCAGGGTCCGCACATGTAGTCGTTGGGCACTTGCACCGTGTACTCATGCACCTTCGTCGGGTGCTTCATCTTGCCCGATCCGTTGCACTTCGGGCACACGTGCATCCGACTGACCGTCAGGTTGGCATCGCGATGCAACCAGAGTTTTGATGCGAGCACGTCAACGGCATTGATCACCCGTCGCTTGGCCGCGTCTGTTCCGGTCGGGTCGCTTGCAACCAAGTCTCGAATGGCGTTCTCAACATCGCGCAACGACCGGTCAAAGAGGCTGCGCGCTTCCTCGACCCACTCTCTCGTTCCTGGTTCTGCCTGAATTGAGTCTCTCATTCGGTCCTCTCGATCTGCCGCTCCCACGCCTCCCATTCGCACCCGTCGTCCGGATGCTCGCTCCACGGCCCGTCGGTGCTGCGAGTCCATGCCCGCATCGCGATGCACCACCCGAAGTACGGCGGCTCGCCTTCAATCCTATCGCCGCCAAGCGGGGTGAGATCCCACGCGGTGACGAGCCCTGACCAGTGCGTACAGGTCTCGCACGTGTGCTTCGCCCGCCGCTCGAATCTGTACACCCACAACCACGCGCCATGCTTCCGGCGAACTGCTACGCACGGTCCAGGGCCGGGCGGGGCGTGGAACTGCACCAGGTTGGGATGGTCGCCCCATCCAACGAGCCAGTCCTCGTGCGCCTGACACCTCGGCTGGCTCCACAGCCACGGACCCGATGTGCCGTCGGCTCGTGTGCCTTGCCACGGCTGCGGGTTCATGCGGAGGACGCGGATCATGTGCCACGTCCAATCCGAAGCAACGCCTCTCGCCCGCCGCGAAACGCGGAGAGGTACACCGACACCTCGACGATGAACAGCGTGTCGGTCTGCCTCCACCAGTCCACGTCGAAGCCCGCTCCGAACCCGGGGCCGCAGCCGCGTAGCCTTCGAATGCTTGGTTCAATGCGGATCATTCCTTGCCTCCCTGCCCACAGAACGCTGCTAGCAACGGCTGAACCGTTCCGTCTGGAAAGACGGAATCCATCATCTCGGTGGCGAGCGCGTCATCCTCAGACCACTTCTGCGGCCACGTTCCTGCATCTATCAGCTCTTCGATTCGGGCCTTCTCTTCCTCATTGATGAGGTCGATGCGAGGACGTCCTAGCCTGTCCGCCTCTTCGTTCGCGGCATCTTGGATAGCCAAGATGCGACCGAATGCGAGCCGCCTCGCTTCCAAAGTGATGGGGCCCATGCGCTGCGGATTACTTGCCGCGGTGCCATCCTTCCGTCTCTCAATTCCTCGCTTGCGCAACCTAACAAGCGGGCTGCGCAGCTCTCGGTACAGTGGACGCAACCCCTTCAGCGGCGCGAGGTATTCCCACTGAGGCTGGGCTATCACAGAATCGAGCGCGGCATCCTTGTTCGCGAGCGGACATCCAACGCACCCGGTGCGAGCGTTGATCTCCTCGGCCTCGTCGCCTCCGTATGCATCCGCGATCCACCGCGTCGACCAGTCGCCGAACTCTACCTCGGGGGCCCAGTGCTTGAGCCACTCCCAGACGTGGCAGACGCGCCAGTGGAGCAGCGGAGCAAGGGTGTCGCACAGCTGCTCCGGCATGGTCTCTTGGTACCAACCCTGCCCGCACTCGGCGCCGTTTCGACCGCAGGACATCGCGATCCGGCCGTCGCGGATGGCGCTTTCCCCCTGCCGAACCCCTGTCAGTAGCAGAACCTTCTCGCCACGGTCTCCAAAGAGACGCTGCAGCTCTGCAGCCATCGGATCGATCTTGATCTGGCGCGTGCACCATCGCAGCGTGTTGTTGTTTGGTGGTGGCACCCCGCGGCCCAGCACATAGACGAAGTACCGCTTGTCGAGCGGAGCCAGCGCTACTCGTGTGTCGATGCCGCGTTCCTCCAGTTCTTCGCGGATGGCGAGTGATGCGTGGTACAGAGGCAGCAGCTCCATCCGCGTGTCCGCGTATAGGACGGTGAGAGTTTCCGGCCTGGCGACCTTGCCGGATTCGATGAGGTACACGACCAGTGTGACCAGCGTCGTGGAATCCTTCCCACCGCTCCACGCGATTGCCCAGTGCCTGTGAGTCGGACCGTAGGCGTTCAGCGAGGCGATCGTCAGATCGATGGACTCGCTCATCTGAATTCGTTGGCCGCCGAAGAGGGCCAATTGCTTGACGCTCACGCTGCCTCCAGAATCCGCCGCTCAACCTCCGGCGGCACCGTCCACAGCCCGAGTGACCCGCGACACGGAATGACGGGGGTGGGTCGGACATCCTCGAGCACGATCCCGAACGGGCCCACAAACCAGGGGGAGGAGGACGTGGTCACGCAGTCCACGATCCGCGCTGTGCCGATGATCGCACCGGACTGGGCGACGAGCATGTCCATCTTGATCGGCGTGGGATGCTTTCGCAGGTCCACGCCTCCGTCCAAAGCCATCGCCTTGCCGGCGTAGAAGTCGTCGATCGCCTCTTCGTAGCGCCTCCCTGATGTCGGGAGCTTGCTCGCGTGAATGGCAATGCGGCCGCGGTAATGGCAGCGCCACGTGCGGTTTTCGATGGTCTTGCCGGCGTTGACGATGAACCAGGCCCACGGCTGGCGAATCGACAGGCACTTCATGGCTCGCCCGCCAATGCGTCGTAGAGCGCCTGAACTTCGACCTCAAGCCTCTTCACTTCCATGATGAGCGCTGGCACGTCCTCGCGAGCGCGGGCGATGAATTCGGCGTCCGGATGGGCGATACCATAGAAGTCCCGTCGGTACTCCACTTCGAACCGCGGCCCCAGCTCTGGACATTCATGTTCCATCTCCGAGAGCCTCATCATGCAGCCATCGCCGGCAACGATCGGTGGGCCGAGTGCGACCTGGAACGCTGGTTGCGCCGCGTTCATCCCCCACCGCCAGAAGTTGAGCACGTGCCGGTGTCCACCGTGGACCGTGGACAGGTGGCAGGTGTGGGTCTTAGTGTTTCCGAACCATTCCCAGGGGCCGGGAGTCGCAGCATTCGCCCTCGCCTCGATTGCTTCCAGGTCAAACGTCTTTGGCGTGCTCATTCCCATGCTCCTTGTCTGCCCGCCTGTCTGCCCGCTTCCACAGTCTCAGCATCTCTCGCCTGTCCCTGCGGTCGAGTCGGACGCGTCGCTCCACAACGCTCAGCACGCGAGCGGATTGACAGGCCCACGACGGGAAATGGTCCTCAGTCGACCGCTGCATCTCGCCGATGGGCTCGACGGTGTAGAGCGCGCCCTGACTTCTCGCAGCGTACCACCGAGCGTACGGCAAACTCGTCGTGACGTAGATGGCCTGGCGCCCTGTCGGCGGGTCGACCGGGTCAAACGGGTCTGCGTCCTTGAGGCCTTCGAGGATGGGCCTGCCGCGCTCCCCGAGGCCCATAGCCCACAGTCGAAACTCCCCAACGGTGCAGACACGCCCCGCGGCCCTTGCAGCGCAGACCGGGCACCCGCACACCACGTGAGGCGGGGACGGGACAAGGATGTCCCCCGGTTGCTTGCCGGCGATCCCGCCGTGATAGAGGGTCATACCTGCACCTCGACCTTCCCATCGGCGACGAGCACTCGAGCGTCGGCGAGCTCCACGGTGTTCGGCCGGTGGGTGATGATGAGCACCTTGTCGGCGTCGATGAGCTTCGCCGCCCGGCGGAGCATCGGGATGAACGCCGCGCTCGCCTCCTCCGTCATCGGCGCGTCTGACTCGTCGCGAACAAGGGTGGGCCGCTCGATGCCCAGCTTTCGGCACGAATACGTCGTGAGCGCCAGCGAGCACCCGAGTTCCACGACAGCGCGTTGTCCCGGGGAGAATTCCTTGCCGTTTGCCTCGCGCCCTTCCTCCGTGTCGAGCACCGAGATGTGGCAGTCGTCGAGTTCCCTCTTGCCCTTGCTGTCCATGCGCGTCGTCTCCCACGAGACCGACCACCTGTCGCCAACACAGGAGCGCAGAAAATCGTTCGTCAGCTCGGTGAGCTCGGGGCCGGCCGCATCGATCTCGAGGCTTTGAAGGTCGCGCAAGGACTCGGCCAGCTTTGTCCAGTCGCCGATCTCCGTCTCAACGGCGGCGCGCTCTGCTGCCAGGGCGTAGAGCTTGGCGACCGACTCCGTCGCTTGCTTCAGGGCGTGCTCTCGGACTGGCGGCGCGGCGTGGGCGTCCCTGGCAGCGCGTTCGGCTTGTCGAAGGGCGAGTGTGGAAGGCTCCACGTTGGGCGTCGGCGGAACGACTGGGGGGCGGTCCATGGCCTCCATGTCGGCCTCGATGCGCTCGCGATCGGCGTTCGCGGCAGCGAGCTGAAGGGCGAGTTCTTCGATGCGTGCTTGTGCGGAGTCGATGTGCTTGGCGCGGGCGGCGAGGGCCTCAGCCTTGGCGAGCCGGTCTTCCGCCGCGCACACCGCATCCCCGAGAGCGTGCATGCTATTTGATGCTGCGTCCGCCTTCGCCTGCGCATCTTTCGAACGACGAACGTGTGCCAACGCTTCCTCGGTTGCCGTGCGCGCGTCGACCTGCGCGGCGTCAAGGTCTTGCTGTGCGAGGTCCAGATCGGGAGCACGTGAGGCGGTGGCCTCGGCTGTGCTGAGTTGGCTTCGCGCCTTGTCCAGAGCGATTCTGGCCTTGTCCCAACGCTCGACCGCTTCGATCTTGAGACGTGGCAACTCGATGGCAAGGCGTGCTGCGGTATCGTCGGCGTCCAACGAACGCGCCGCGATATCCTGCGCATTCTCGATGGTAGCGGGGAGGTCCGCGATTCGTTGCAGCCCACCGCGTAGCCCATCGATACGCTCGCCAAGGCCTGCCACCGTCTGACTTGCAAGCGCCTCGTACGCCTCCGTTGCCGCAAGATGCTCCTGCGCCGCAACCCCAACGGCATCGCGCAAGCGCTCCAGTTCGGCCACGGCGCGCTCAACGGCTTCCCGACCAGCGAGCCTATACCGAGCAGACTGGACGCGTGCACTGGCTGCCGTGACCCGGCGTTCGGCATCCTTCGATCGGCCAAGCCATGAGAGCGATTCCGTCTCGAAGGCTCGGACGTCGTGGGCTGCGTCGGAGCACTTGACTCGAAGGTCTTCCATGCCCTGGCGTAGCGTCGGGATATCGGAAACGGCGGCACGGATTCGATCTGCGTCGTCGAGCACCATGCGGTTGTTCGCAATGCGCTTCTCCAGGTCGCCGATGCGTTGGAGAACCTCCAACTGCAGATTGCGAAGCATCGCTGTCCGGTCGACATGGGTCTCGAAAGCGGTGCGCGCTTCTCGAGCGATCCGTGCCTCCTCCTCGACCCGCGCGAGTTCGGCCTTTGCCTGTTCAAGCTCGGCATCAGCCCCCGCTGCCCGGGCACGTGCTTCCACCAACTCCTGCTCAGCCACCGCGACGTCAAGCCCTCGAACCTGCTCATCGGCAATTCGCGCAGCGAGTACGTCGAGCCGTTTGGCAACGGCAGCCGCTTTGTCTCGTGCGATCTTGGCGAGTACTTCGTAGCGTTCACACCCGATCGCTCTCAGTAGCGTTCGCATGCGGTCAGAGCCGTCCATTTTCAACAGCCCGTCGGACTCCTGCGCAGAGAACGCTCCGGCGAAGTAGACCTCGCGCGGAGGGAATACCACCTTCGCCCACGCGTCGAAGTCGCTGGACTTGCCCGTGTCGAACACCGGGCCGGCGGGCCCAGTGACCTCGGAGGTTCCCTTGCGGCTCACTGCGTCGACCTTGTGCCGCACGGTGTAGGTCTGTCCGTTTTCCACCACAACTTCCACGTAGGCGTCGCGGGTCGTCGCCATGTCTACGATGCGGCCATGCGTTGGCGTGCGACGGTAGGCGCCGGTCGCGAGCATCTCGCACAACGTGGACTTGCCAGACCCATTCGGTCCGTGGATCGCGACGATCGGTCCGGGAATCGAGTCGAGGTCGAGGAACACTTCGCCCGCGTACGGTCGAATCCCTACAAAGCGGATGGATCGGTATCTCACGTCGCGGCCTCCCTCTCCAGTTCATCCGCCATGCCGAGCAGCCTCGACTTGCGGGCCTCTTCCAACTCCGGGTCGCGCGCCTTCCACAGCGCTCGGAGCTTCTGCTCCAGGGTCTTGGCTTCCGCCACCTCTGGCACCCGGGCGTGGGTCTTGGGCAGCACGACCTCATCTACTTTGACGCTCACTGCGCCGCGCGATTTCAAGGCTTCCTCGGCCTCATTCGCGCGTTGCTTGGAGCTTTCTCGCTGGTCGCTCGGTACTGTGTAGCGAAGGCGAACTTCGCAGCCTTCCACGTCGACGAACCGGTGGTGCCCCAGGAGTGCCTGGCTCTCGGTGTCCCATTCGGCATCGAGCAACAGCATCTTCGTCGCGGGGGTAGAGATTCGCTCCCATGTCGGCGGTTCTGCGGTCCTGTCGGGGGCGAAGTGCGCAACCACGTAGCTCGTCGGGCCAGGCTCACCGAACGTGCGGTGGTAGGGGCATCCGGGAATGACGAGGTCGGCTCCAGCGTGCGCCATCTCCTGCTCAGCGTGCACGTGCCCAGCGACCATGATGTCGGCCTTGCAGAGCGACATATCCGCGATCGACACGGTAAGGTCAGCTCCCATGATTGGCTGTCGGCTATCCGTCTTCGACCCGTCGACCATGGCGTGGGCGAGAAGAATGCGCGGGCCGGCATGACGCGCGAGCTCCACGCCAAGGCCTGTCAGAACGGACCGGAGCGCCTCGATCGCCACCTGCCCGGCTTCCTCGCGCCCCACGTTCCGGCCCAAGGCCGCGAGCAGATGGGCCATCCTAGGCCATGGAAGCATCGCGACAGCGACGCCAGCTACGACGTGAACGCCAGGACGCTCGACCGCGATGATGGGGTACTTGGTTCGTAGGCGCGCAATGTGTTCGACGTCGAGGTGTCGATCATGGTTGCCTGCAACGAGGCACATCGGCGCGAACTCCGCCACGCGCTGGATCCAGTCGGCGACGTACTTGCGCCCTGTGGGCGTGGACACTCCATCGTAGATGTCGCCTCCGTGACAGACCAGGTCGACTTGCCTTGTGCGCATGTCTTCGGCCATCCAGTCGAGCACGCGGCAATGCTCCGACCACTTACGCCTTTCGTCTGCGTGTGTGTCCGCTGTTATCACTACTCGCATCGTTCACCTCGGCGCCCCTCCGTGGAACCGAACCACGCCATCCCCGGGGACGTCACACCGGGTCGCTCACCTGAGCTGAGGGGCAACTATCCCGCACGGCTCTGAAGCGCGAGAGATTTCCCCGTAGATGAGTCGTAACCCAATGGCTTTGAATCATTGTTACAGTTTTCGCTTCCGTGCGGGCCCGCGTTCACCACGCGGGTATCTGTTGTTTCAAAACACCTACCGACAGATCGGCCCGGGCTTTCCCCGGCGGCGCATGCGTCACCTCCTTGTCAAAGTCCTACACGGGACACCCGAAAAGCCACGAACCGCTGGGGCTACGTGGCGATGCGGGTGGTGGTCAGTTGGTTACCGTGTTGCCTCGCGCCCCCTTGAAGGCTCGCGCTGCGGTCCTCCCGTGTCCTTGACTGGGTTGACAACCTTCGATTCCTCGATTGTCTCGAGGGCATCTTCGTCGAAGCTCATGGCGTCGACGGGCTTGCCGTCCTTCATCTCCTGCGACTGGACGGTGTAGCGTCGGCATCCGTACAGCCAAGACGTCTGACCGATGACGATCCCGGTGTACCCGGTTACTCGGTCACGAACCTTGGATCCAAGTGCGTGCGTAAACATGTGCGCCTCCTTTCTTGGCGGCTTTCGCCCCGGGCCTGCTCAGAAGTCATCCGGGTTGCCCGGGTCGCGGTCGTCGAAGCCGTCGCCCACTGGCTCGTTTCCGCCTCCGCTTCGCGAGTCGAGGATGGCTTGGGCCTCGGCTGAGAGCGCGGCATTCTTCGCCGCCCACCGCTCGTCCCCTGGGTTCTTCTCGTAGTAGGAGATGAGCCGACCGAGCGCCTCATCGCTTACCGAAGACAGCGCCGCGCCCTTCTCGGGGTCGCCCGCGCGCTTCGATGCCCAGGGCCAGACGCCTCCTCCGGACTGCCTTGGCGCGGAGCCGCGTTGCGGTGGAGGCGATTGCCTGGCCGGCGGCGGGGTCGGTGGCGCGGGCGCGGGACCAGGAGGCGGCGCAGCGGGCATGTCGATGACCTCGCCATCATCGTCGTAGTCAAGGTCCATCCCAGGCGGTTCCTGCATGTTGAACCCGCTGGGCAATTGGGCAAGAGGCGCCGGAGCCATGAGCGCGGGCGCTCCACCGAACAGCGCCTGCGACGCCATGAGTTGCTTCTGGGCGATGACCGCGGCGAACATGCGGCGGATTTTCGGGTCGCTGGACCGACCGGTGAACACCGCCTTTGCGAACACGAAGGGCTTGTCGAGCTCGGGAATCGGCATCCCCTGGTCGACGCCAAACCCTTCACGAAGCGCCCGCAACTTCGCCTTCGTGATGGCGCTGCGCATCATGTTCTGGCGCAGCGCCGCAATCTCTCCTGCGGTCTTGCCGGCGATCTGGTCTGCCCCCTCGCGGAGGTCCACGTCGCGGTCCCCCTCGATCATGCGGTAGGTGCCATCGATAAGTGGGTATCGTCCCTCAACGTGCCAGTGACAGAACCGCGGGTCACGGCCGTCGTCGATACGGCGGCTCACGACCCACTCGACGCCTGCCGCGTTCGAGAGCGTCATGAGCGTGCTCTTGCCGATGCCCTTGGCGTTCGGCTGCCCCTTGATGTCGTAGCAGCGGTCCTTATTGATCGGCACCACAATGATCTGTACCTCGTAGCCTTCGGGCATCGGGCACACGGTCATCCCGCCGATCAGGTGGCAATTCTCCGCGGCCGCCTTCAATCGCTTGGAAGCCTCGTTCGCATCCGCGAAGCTCCCGGCTATCTCCTGCGCCGCCCAATCATTGATGCTCTGTTGTCGTGCTGCTTGTGCCATCGTTCTTCTCCCTTGCGGCTCAGTTCGCCGCGCTCAGTTCCAGTTCAGTCCGCGCCCGCTCGAGCCATTCGAGCTGTGCGGTGTCCCCCGTTCGGATCGCCCTGCACTGCGCCCGGCGGCGAGCTCGTTCCCATGCGAGCCAGACGCTTCGAGCGGGCGGACATGCGCGATTGATCAGGCCACAGAACATAGCGCCTCCAATGCGGCCTCAACCGCGTCCTCGTCGCCGCTTGCCATCGCGTCCAGCAGCGACTCCAACCCCAGCGCTACGAGCGAATCTCGCAGCGCGCACAGCGTGTCAAACGCCTCGATGCTCATCGATTGCCTCCTCGATTGCGAGCTTCCACGATCGAGACTCGTTCAGCGGCCGCGGAGAGAGGTCCCCAGCGAGCAGAAGCGCGGCGTCGACAGTGAACCGTTGCGGGCCATTGGACCCGAGCAAGTGCCACCCTCGATGTCCCTCGCCGACGTGTTGCTCGTAGTAGGAAGGCCACGATTCGAGCCCCTCGATTGACCGCCAAACGGTGTACAGGTCCAGAAGAAAGACGTCGGTCGCCTTATTGCGCCCCTTGGAGTCCGCCGCCCCGGGCTGCATTCCGGCGGTGGTTGCTCCCTGCTTTGCGTTGTACCAGATGTCGAGGTACTTGGTTGTCACGCCATACGGGGCGTCGTTCGTGCACTTCGCCGCGTTCTTGCGCATGGCCTGAAACGCCTGCCAGATGCGCGTTCGAAGTTCCGTGCTGTACCCGAGCTTCTGTCCCTTGGTGGGACGTTCCAACTTGCCATTCATGACGGCGTATCCGCAGAACCGACGCAGGCCGGAGGGGCGTAGTTGGCGTCCGGTCTCGTCCTCGTGATGGATGTCGATCATGGCGACCAGGTAGGCACTCGACACCACGCCGAATCCGTAGACGTGCTGAAGAAACGTCGTGTAGATCGGGCACTTCTTGAGGCTTGCCCGAATCGGGGATTCGAGGTCCGACGCGGAACCCTTCATCGCCTTTGCCATGGCAATCATCTCGTCCGCGATGTCGTCGGGGTAGGCGCAAGGGATCTTGTCGCCCTTCTTCAGTCCACGCTGCGGCATGTCGACACGAGCCTTCTTCGCGGTGCCCATCGACTCCATGGCAACCGCTCCACGCGTCCGCTTAGAATGCTCCTGAACGAGCCGGCGCAGTTCCACCTTGGGGTCATCGCTAGACGGTGCCGCGATGCGGCGTTCTTGCTTACGCTTCGCCTTGGCGCGCTCCAGTTTCTTGACTGTGATCAGCGCGCTATCGGTGCTTTCGTTGTCATCTGGTTCACTCTCTCGCTTCTTTGATTCCTTCAACATGCCTCCTCCTTCAATCGCTTCCCGTGTTTCGTTGTCATTGCAGAACGTCGCTCGCTCTCTACCTGCCGTTGACATTTCG